AGGTTTTCAGTTGCGGCGACAATTGCTTCACAGATAGCACAACAGGTTTCATCATCACAATATGGTGGTCAGACAATGTATATTTCTCATTTGTCACCATTTGTTGAGGAAACAAGAAAGTCTTTCAGAAAGAGATTGGTTGAGATGGGAATTGAACCGACTGATCCAAATTTTGAGAACCTGGTTGAGAGAGCGACTATGATGGATGTTGAAGATGGTGTGCAGACATTTATGTATCAACTCAACACAATGTCAGGAACTAATGGCCAAGCACCATTCATCTCATTGTTTATGTATCTTGATGATGTTCCGGAAGGACAGGAAAGAGATGATCTTGCTCTTGTGTGTAGAAAGATTTTTGAACAAAGAATCATTGGTTTGAAAAATCCAGCAGGTGTATATGTAGCACCAGCATTCCCAAAACTTCTTTATGTACTTGATGAAGATAACATTACAGAGGATAGCAAGTATTGGGATTTGACAGTTTTGGCTGCTACTTGTACAACAAAGAGAATGGTTCCTGATTATATCTCTGCAAAGGTGATGAGAGAACTGAAGGATGGAAATGTTTATGGATGCATGGGATGCCGGTCTTTTTTAACTGTTGGTTATGTTGACAAGAAGGACCCTTGGAAGATGACAACAAAGAAAAAAGGTGTTCCAAAATTTACTGGTCGCTTTAACCAAGGTGTTGTTACACTTAATCTTCCTGATGTGGCACTTTCTTCAAAGAAAGATATGGAAAGGTTCTGGTATATGCTTGATGAAAGACTTGAACTTTGCCATAGGGCATTGAGATTAAGACATGAACATCTCCGTGGAGTAAAATCAGATGTGGCACCAATTCTTTGGCAAAATGGTGCTTTGGCAAGACTCAAACCTGGTGAAACGATTGATAAACTCCTTTATAATGGATATTCAACAATTTCACTTGGTTATGTCGGCCTTTATGAATGTGTTAAGTATATGACAGGAAAGGATCATTGGAAATCTGAAGATGAAGGTGGTGCATTGGAGTTTGCACAACAAGTAATGCAACGATTGAATGATAAGTGCAAACAATGGAAGGAAATTGAACACATTGATTATTCTGTATATGGCACACCTGAAGAGTCAACAACATACAAGTTTGCTAAATGCTTACAGAGAAGATTTGGAAATATTCCAGGTATCACTGACAAGAATTATGTAACTAATTCATATCATATTCCTGTGTTTGTTGATATTGATGCTTTCAGTAAGTTATCAAATGAAGCAAAATTACAGAAGTTGAGTCCTGGTGGTGCAATCTCTTATATTGAAGCACCTAATATGGAAAACAATGTAGATGGTGTGTTGACAATTATCAAGCACATTTATGACAGTATTATGTATGCTGAAATCAACTTGAAATTGGATCATTGTGATAATTGTGGATATGATGGTAACTTTGATATTCAGGAAATTGATGGTAAACTTCAATTTGTTTGTCCTAACTGTGGTGAAACGGAATTTGCTCACACCCCAACAAGGTTGCGACCAACAAGACGAGTTTGTGGTTACATTTCATCAAATCAGATGAATCAGGGTCGTATGGATGAAATGAGAAATAGAGTTGAACATATTTAAGATATGATTTTATAAACAGGAAGGTGAGATTGATCTCACCTTTTTTTTGTTATATTTAAGTTGATAAAACATTTAGATAATGAGTAGAATAGTAAGAATTGATACATTACATGAAGGTGACAGACATTCTTGTGCTGCCAATGGAAATGGAATTAGAGTTGTTGTATGGTGGCTTGGCTGTAGTATTGGATGCAAAGGTTGCCATAATGTTGATTACTGGAATTTTGATAATGACAAATATCCAGAGTTTTCAGAAGATCATATCAACAAAGTGATAAATGAAACAAATGAATATGAAAAACTTTATTCTGGATTGTCAATTCTTGGTGGAGAACCTTTTGCGGTTCAAAATATCAAGGATGTGATAAAACTATGTGAAAGATACAAGAGTGAGTTTCCTGAAAAAAACATTTGGATTTGGTCGGGTTATACACTTGAGCATTTGAGAGAACAGGAAGGTGAGTATGGCGATAATGTTCATCACTTACTGGAATTGTGTGACTATATTGTTGACGGTCCATTCATTCTTGAAAAGAGAAATATAGCATTGAAGTTCAGAGGGTCTAATAACCAGAGAATAACAAATTTGAAAACTGGAGAAGATATAAAATAAAAAGAGATCCTTAATCCAGAAAGATACTCTATGAATACATTACATCATTACTATACAGGAAATTCTAAAAAAATGTCAGCCATATCTGATGATAGTGTTGACTTGGTTGTCACCTCTCCTCCTTATCCGATGATAGCGATGTGGGATGAGATCATGGCCGATCAGAATATAAAGATAAAAGAATATTTAGCATCTGATCCGGACCGAGCTTTCGAACTGATGCATCAGGAACTTGACAAAGTATGGAGAGAATGTCTACGTGTTATCAAGCCTGGTGGATTCTTGTGCATCAATATCGGTGATGCCACAAGGACTATCAATGGTCGATTCAAACTTTACAATAATCACAGTCGTATCATTACTTCCTGTCTTGGAATGGGGTTTGTGGGGTTGCCAAACATTATTTGGCGTAAACAGACCAATGCCCCTAACAAGTTCATGGGTAGTGGAATGTTGCCTTGTGGTGCCTACGTCACACTTGAGCACGAATGGATCTTGATATTCCGTAAAGGTGACAAGCGTGTTTTCAAGGATGCTGAGACCAAACAGACTCGCTGTAAAAGTGCTTTCTTCTGGGAAGAACGTAATACATGGTTTTCGGATATTTGGGAAATTAAAGGCACCAAACAGAACTTGCAGCAGTCGAAATCACGTGAACGGAGTGCAGCATACCCTTTTGAGATTCCTTACAGACTGATTAACATGTATTCAGAGATTGGTGATACAGTGCTTGATCCTTTCTTGGGTACAGGTACTACCATGCAGGCGACCATATTGTTGGGTCGCAATAGTATAGGATATGATATAGACCCACACATGGGGGACTTGGTAACTGCTGGTATTGAAGATATGAATGTTGATAGATGCAATGATTTGATCAAGCAAAGGTTTGATAATCATATTGAGTTTATCAGATCACGCAAAGCATCCGGAAAAGAAATCAAACATTACAACAAACCAATGAATGTCGAAGTGATGACAAAGCAGGAAGAAACCATGGAACTGTGTTATCTGAGAGAAATATCATCATTGTCAGGGAGTAATGGCTGGATGGTAGACCTTGAAGATCATTCTAATTTAAGTTTTCAACCTACTATGAATGACTCAAGAACAACTCAATAGAGTACAACATCAAATCAATGAAAGATCAAGGAAGAAATTATGATTTCAACTCCCAAAATTGAGTTCTTCGGAAAGATTAACTAATTTTGCACTTTTCACTTGACAATACAGTCTGTCTTAATTGACATTTCTTTTTATTTTTATATTTTATTTTAATGCTTTGAATTTGTTCACTTTAAGGAACTCTTTGATATTTTCAAGTTCAAATTTCTGGTCTGGTCCGATGTTGTAGTGAAGAATATCATCCCTCATTTTGTCATCCATATCATTGACCATATTGTAACCTTTGAAATAAGTTGTCATTGGTTCACCACTCTTGATTTCACAGTCTTTGTTTTTTCTTCTTGGTCGTATAATGGTTTTGAATGCTGTGTAGTCAGTCATCCCAGGTGCCTGTTTCTTAATCCAGTCAAACAGATCACAGAAGTCCATTTCATACATCAGATATGAAACACAGGTTTTCATAGCTATATTGAAAAGTACATTGTCCTTTTTATGTTTCACTTTGTTCAATGAGTTCCACACGGCGAGTCCTTCGTCGTAGGTTGAACTTGATTGTGTTCCATATGCAAACAACCAGAGTCCTGTTTTCTTACCATAGAATCTTCTACCAACATGACCCTTGATTTCATGGGCAATGAGTCCTTCAATATCTTCATCAGAGAATTTTGAAGTCTTGTTCACATTCACCTTACCCATCTTTACATTCATTCTTGGGAGCATACCAGTGTCAATCTCAACATCAAAGTCATATCCAAGTTCATCAAGAGCATCTTCAATTTCTTCGAGACATTCTTCACTGTCCTTGTTCCTATCATTTTTGAAATCTGGTTTCTTGTATGGATTATCTTTGATACATTGAAGTGCCTGTTGATACAATTCCTTGTCAACTGGGTTTTCGCCAGGTTCATAAGTACCGTCTTCAATTTCTTTTCTTTGCTCAATACTTCTTCTCATTGAGTGTATCTTCTCAATATAGAATTGTGCGACATAACAGTCATCTTTTATTTCTTCAAATTCATCAAGGAGTTTTCCAAAGTCATCATACATTTTCATATCAGGTTCAGAGTTATCAATATCAAGTTGTGGATAATATTTCTGACCATTGTTCTTTGCAGTCATAAACTTGTCAAATTCTTCCCTGATGTTGTTTACTGTCTGTGCCACATATCTTGTCCTGAACTTTTCAATGAGTTTATGATATTTCTCATCAAGTTCAAGAAGTTTTGCCTTTGTTTCTTTATCAAGCAAAAACAAACTTTTTGATTCTAATATAAAATCAGCAAAATTAAGTATATTGTTCATAAAAATATTGTTTATATCATATTTATGTTTAATCATAAATATATATATAATATATTATAAAGTTATGAAATTTGAATTTGACCATAGAACAGGAACAATGTTGCCAAAGAAAGACAAGCAAATATATTTTGCAAAATCTCAAGGTGGTGGACTTCTCATTGATGATAAAAAGAACAATGTAAGATATGTCATTGAAAAAGATGAGAGCATTACAAACATTATGGGAATTAGGGGAGACAAAGTTAATCTCTATGATATGAGAGATGCGAGAATTATCGCTGAAAGAGTTATGAGAATGTTTGGTCGTGAACATAAGTACACGGACTTTCATTACTTTCTCCGTGGTTACAGAATGAGTGAGAATGTAATCCTTAACTTTGATGAATTTATTGAAGAATCAAATTTGAATGAGGATGAATAAGAGATATATAAAAAGTTTTGATGATTTTATCGGTGAATCAAGATTTGTTGATCTGATAAACAAAAAGTTTACTGGTGAGCTTAGAAAGGAAAATGGGAAAGTTATCGGACAAACTGAAGATGGAGATAAATTGATCATTCCAAATAATTATGTTGATAATGGTAATATTGTTGACTTGGATAGTGGAAAAGATTTTTTATATATTGAGTCAGCTAATACATATATTGCATGTGTTAGTGATGATAGTTCAGATGTGTTTTACAAATATGATAATGATAATAGTATAGACACTGATGATGCAAATATGATTGAGTGGTTCACTATAGAATCTAAATATAGAAAATATGTTTGTGGTTCTTTGGAAGCAATGGGAAACCATATTGATTTGGATAATCTTGATGATATTGACATTGAAGACTCAAATCATTTTGATTATAAATTATTTGATTCTAAAGAATATTTCGTTTTCTGGAGTAAAAAATCTGCTGAAGATTATGCGATTGAAAGAGTGAAAGAACTGTTTGAACAGGCTGGAATTGGTGGTAAAGAAGATATAGAGAGATATAACAACCTTTTTGGTAGTAAGGTTTTTGATGTTGATGCAATGCAGAAAGAATTAGAAGAATCATATAGGTCATATTATAGATATTTGAAAGAATCAGATGCTATTGAAGAGTTGTTAAACCATAATGTTATCAAGGATGATGAAGAATATTTCTACTTGGATGAAGATGACAATCCAGATCATGACAGACCAAAATTTGATTATCGGGATTACTCAGAAGAGTATGTTGAAAAAGCAATTAATAATATTTATGATATTGTTGATGAATTTATTACAAATTATGGCATAGAAGGAATTGAAGATTATATGGATCTTGATAAACTCGCTGAATTAATTGTAGATGAAGATGGTCGTGGAAATGTAATTTCAACATATGACGGAAAAGAAATCCATGAAAGTGTAGATGATGAGGAATATTATATATATAGAATGAATTAAAGGATGATACTTGATTTTTTAAGTTTTTCAATAAATGAATCTGTGAGAAAATTGAAGAAGGAACTTCATGGTACATTAAATGCTACAGACAGAAAAAAGATGAGGAAGTTACTTCGTCATAATATTGTCACATTCAAATTTATAAAAAGGAATGGTGAAATTAGAAAGGCAAAGGGAACTCTTAATTCAAAATATACACCTGCATTAAGAGGTGGTGATCCAAGACCAGAACATCAAATGGTATATTATGATTTTGATAAGGATGGATGGAGAAGTTTCAGGTCATACAAGTTTATCAAGATACTTGATATTAAACCAATTGACACAACACCAACATCAGGTACTTCAAGTTCTTCAAGTTCATCTAAACTATCTAAACATATTCCAAGTAAGCCAATCCACTCTAAACCGTCACATCCAAAACCAGAGGATGATGAAGATGAAGAGAAGATTGAGAAGAGACCAATTCACAAGGAAAAGGAAGAAAAGAAGGAAGATGAAAAGACAAAGACTTACAAAGCTGGTGAGAAGATACCTGAAGAAGAATTGACAAGAAGATCAGCAGACTTCAGGAAAGGTTCAAGAAAGAACAAGACTACACATGAAGCCAATGACAAGTTCAAGAAAGAAAAACACAAAGAAGAAAAACATAAAGATGAAGAAAATGATGAGGATAAATAATTCTCATCATTTTTGTTATATTTAGTATTGATAAGGATGACAGGTATCATCCTGAAAATAATTAATATAAATTTAATAATATATTTTTATGGGAAAGAAAATTTGTGGTTGTGACCTTGGAACAGGTTTTTCCTGTGTTGCTGTAATGGAAGCTGGAGCACCAAAGGTCATTATTAATTCTGAAGGTCGTTCTACTACACCTTCTGTTATTTCATTCGCTAATGATGAAATCAAGGTTGGTGATGCCGCCAAAAGACAAGCAATTATGAATCCTACCGAAACAGTATCTTTCATCAAACGGTTTATGGGTGAAAAGTATGATGATGTGCTCGATGAAGTTAAGCGAGCACAATACAAAGTAGTAAAGTCTAATAATGGTTTGCCAAGAGTTGACATCAAGGGTAAATTGTATTCTCCAGAAGAGTTGTCTGCAATGATTCTTCAAAAGATGAAAAAGATTGCCGAGGATTATCTTGGTGAAGAAGTAAAGGATTTTGTAATCACTTGCCCTGCATACTATGATGACACTGCAAGACAGGCAGTTAAAAATGCTGGTGAGATTGCTGGTATGAATGTTGTTCGTGTGATTAATGAACCTACTGCAGCCGCACTTGCTTATGGCATCAATACAGAAAAGTCACAAAAGGTAATGGTGACAGATATTGGTTGTGGTACAAGCGACTTTACAGTTCTTGATATTGATGAAGGACTTTTTGAGGTGAAGGCGACTGATGGTGATACACATCTTGGTGGTGATGATTTTGACCAAGTAATTGTGAATTGGATCATTGAAGAGTTCAAGAAAGATAATGATGGTGCTGAAATCAAGGATCCAATGGCACTTCAAAGATTGAAGGACGCAGCAGAAAAGGCAAAGATTGAGTTGTCAAGTACAACTACGACAGAGATCAATTTGCCATACATTATGGTGATTGATAATATGCCAAAGCATTTTATAAAGACTTTGAACAGAGCAGAATTTGAAAGAATGTCAGATCATCTCATCACAAAGATGATTGACAAGTGTAAGTCTTGTATGGAGAAATCAAAACTTAAAAAGTCAGATATTGATGAAATCATTCTGGTTGGTGGTTCAACAAGAATTCCTGCGGTTCAAGCAGCAATTGAAAAGTTCTTTGGCAAGAAAGTGAACAAGTCAGTGAACCCTGATGAGGCAGTTGCAACAGGTGCTGCTATTCAAGGTGCAATCATTGCTGGTGATTCAAGTGTTGGTGATGTGCTTCTTCTTGATGTTATTCCACTGTCACTTGGTATTGAAACAATGGGTGAAGTATTTACAAAACTTGTTGAAGCAAATACTACAATACCAACAAAGAAAACACAGATATTCACTACTGCGGTTGACAATCAGCCATCTGTTGAGATCAAGGTTCTTCAAGGTGAGCGACCAATGTCAAAGGATAACAAGCAACTTGGTATTTTCCATCTTGATGGAATTATGCCAGCACGAAAAGGTGTGCCTCAAATTGAGGTGACATTTGATATTGATGCAAATGGTATTCTTTCAGTATCAGCGAAGGATAAGGCAACTGGTAAAGAACAAAGTATCAGGATTGAAGCAAGTTCTGGTCTTTCGGATGCAGAGATTGAAAGAATGAAGAAAGAGGCAGAAGAAAATGCAGAGGCTGATAAGAAAGAGTTTGAGAGAGTTCAAACACTTAATAATGCAGAAGCAATGGTGTTCCAGACTGAAAAACAAATTGAAGAGTTTGGTGATAAGATCACAATGGAACAAAAGTCTGAACTTGAAAATGGACTTAATGCACTTAAAGATGCAGTAGAGCAAAAAGATGTTGATGCTTGTAAGTCTTGTATGGAAATTCTCACAAAGACTTGGAATGACATTTCTGAAGTTCTTTACAAGGCGGATTCAAATGATGCTACTGGAGGTGGTGGTAATCCAATGAATGACATTATGAACAATATGGGCAAATAATAAAGAATTGAAATGATGGAGAGTAATACGTTACTCTCCATTATTTTTTCATAAATAACTTATATATAGTGGTAAAGTATAAATAATATGGTAACACCTTATCTTAAAAATCTAAATAGTCAAGGAGGAACATTATATGTATTTCCTTCTGTAAGTCAAGATTTAACAAGAACAACTGTAAGCAGTGATTATGAGTTCAAGTTTTCACACTTCGCTTGCTTAAATATTCCTGACATTTTTTCGGGAACAGCACATGATGAAGCAGGCTCAAATCCAATATCAATAGCTGATGATGATTTAGAAAAAGGTATGTATCTTGAAGGTGCATTTCCTGGAAGTTATCCCGCACCTGGTAAAACATTAAAATGGGATGCTGAAGGTATGGGTAGAATGATTGCAGAGCATCTTCAAAACTATGTTATGAACTTTGAAACTGCAATTCTCAATGGTGAAGGTGATAATGATGATTATGACAATGATATTTTGACAACGGTGTCTGAAAAAGTATTTTGGAACTGGATGCAGAAGATTGGTGCAATCAAGTTTACTGATGATAACAAGATGGAATCATATTCATCATTTAAAGAGAGAACTGTTCAATATCTTGGTAATATTGATGCAATAAACACTGTTGAAATTAATGGTGATTCTTTTGAAGAGTTATATCTACATATTCCAAGTTCTGTTGGTGCAAGTACATATGTTTATTTTAGAGAAGGAAAATATACTGATAATAAAAATTATCTTAATAAGAGATATGTAATTGGAAGCAAGAATGGTAAAGAAACCATCATTGGAAGAAGTGGTTCGGATTCTGCTCCTGATGAAAATCCATTTGATATAAATATGAGTATTAACGCCATATTTGATGATGATATTAATGGGAATGTTTATATTGGTGATGTTGGTCATACTATTGATTTCCGTGATTCAAGTTATAAAGGTGGTGATGGCATTATGGCGATGAATGAAGAAAGCACTGATAACTTTGAGTTCAATGCAATTCTTATTTACTATGATTTCTTGAAGAAAACAGATGATCCAAACATCAAGGAAATGTCAACAAATCTTTATGGTATTTTATTTTTAGACAATGTTACTGTTACTGACTTAAAGGTTGAAACTAATGGTACAAATAATACAACAAAAGTATATAAGCAAGGATATATCCAAAGGTATCCAAAAATAAAGGAAACCATTTTGGGTAATGGTAACAGCTTTGCAATGAAAGTTGACATCAAGATCGATACTGTACCAGATTCAACTCAAACTGTTGTTAAATATGATGATCCTAATGATGTAGTATCAATGTCAATGTTCCAAAGTGCTATTGTTCAAATGCAGAATTGTATTGATATGTTCTATACACAGGAACAAGATATTGTGGATATTAAGAAAAGAATGAACGATCTTGAATCATTACTTTCTGGTGTTGAAACAATTAATGCATTATCTGGTAGGGTTGACAGGTTAAATGACCTTTATGTAGATTACTACTCTGTAGATAATTCAACCGTACTTGGCCTTATTGAAGTTCTTTCTAATAAACTGAACTCTATTATGGCAGGCAAAAAGAATATTCAACTTCAATATGATACTGATGTTTTACAGGCAGGTACTGGTGTTACACTTGATAAGAGTTTGAATAAAGTTGTAATCAATTCAGATCAAAAATATTCTATTAATACTGTTTATCAAGATAAATCACTTGAAAATGAATTAAATACATTTGATTTCACTGCAGAGTCAAATACAATTGACTGCTATATTCCTTTGCTTGATGGTGAAAACTTTGCAGTGATTTATCTCAATACTTATGAAGAATCAGATAATGGAACTGACGACGGCGACATCGTGATTCATATTGATGACACTACTAATGAATGGTCAGTTGGTCAATCATTTAAAATTCATTTTGTCACTGCTGATCCTGACTTTAAACTGGTATTCAAAGAAAGTGATAGTTTTGAGATAAAGATTGGTGATAAGTCAATTGGCATTGATGGTAAAGAAATGATTGGCAAGAACTTGATTGAGGTGATTAGAATTTCTGATACAGGTGATAATCAATATATATACTTAATTAAATAATTAATATGGCAAGTACAAGTAATGTTGTTTATGGAAGTGGTGACACTTGTCTTACATTGTCACCATTTGATAGTTATAAGCAATTCACATTATATGATGACTGGAGAAATGATAACAGGAAACCATTAGATTTATCTAATGGTCAACATATTTATCTTGTTTTCAAATCAAGAAAGCAAGAAATCAGGATACCTGAATTTGACACCACAAATACCAGTTATACTGTTGATAAAGTGAATGGTCAAGTGCTGTTCAAGATTACACAGAAAAATGCTGTGGATATTTTAGCAATGAATGATAATTTATTTTATGTGACAAGAATGTATCAAATAACTGATAGTACTGGAACAATTAAATCATATTCAGATGAAGAAGTTATGTTTACAGGTAGGTGGAGAAGTTCAAGTGATGAATCTGCCGCTGTTGCAACAACAGCACAGGTAAAGCAACTTTCTGAATTACTATCTGAAAGAAATGAAACAATCAAGCAACTTCAACAGGCAAATGCGGCACTTATAGCACAGAATGTTGATTATGCTACACAGATTGATGATTTGAATAAAGCCAATGCAATGCTTGAACAAGAGATTACTGATCTTGAAACACAATTATCTGAATATGTCGGTGGAGTAGAATACACAGGTGAAGTTATTGGTGAAGGTACATACACGAATATCATTTCACAAAGACAATACACAGAGGAAGAATTAAAATCTGCACTTCAAAGTCTTGAATCTAAAGTAGTTGAATAATTTTTTCAACAAGTGCTCATTTTTCAATTTTTTTTGTTATATTTAGTTTGTAAAATTAATAAAGAAGTTGTCCAATGGACAATAAGTTAATAATAGTTTAATAAAAAGTTTTAAAAGTTATGTCAGATGTAAATTTGAATGAGTTGTTCGGTAATTTCACGGCTCAAGATGCTCTCGCAGCAACAGAAACAAAGAAAAGTACAGGTTCTTACGCACAAGACCTCTACAAGCCATCTATTAAAGATGAGAAGTGTGTGGATATGAATTACAGGGCTCTTGTCCGTTTCATTCCATTCTATCATGAAGGCAAATGGCGTACAACCCTGATGAGATGGGAATGCTACTTGCGTGATGTAAATGGTGAAAATGGTATGTTTGTGGTTTCGCCAAAGACAGACAATCCAAGACGTCGCTGTCCTATGCGTACATTGTCATATCAACTCTACACAAGTGATAGTGCTATCGACAAAGAAAATTCAAAGAAAATTCAGGTTTATCAGCAATACTATGCTCTTGTTGAAGTTGTTAAGGATGTTCAACACCCAGATTTCAATGGTAAGGTTATGATTTACCAATTTGGTCAAAAGGTGAATGACAAGTTGGAAAATGCAATGAAGTCAACAGAGTTCACTGATGGTTTCAATCCATTCAACCTCTATGATGGTAAGTTGTTTGAAATCAACTTGACAAAGGGTGAGCAAAAGGTGAATGGTCGTGCAGTGGCGAATTATGATGGTTGTCGTTTCATTGACAAGACTGCTCCGATTCACTTTGGTGAAGATCATCAAGAATTGACCCGTGATGCAGAATCACAACGAGCATTCTTGGCTTGGTTGGAAAAGGGTGCTCCAGACATCAAGCGTTATCTCTGGAAAGAGTGGGATTCTGAAACTACTGAAAAGGTAAATTCACTTCTCGCTACTTACAAGTCAGGTTATACTGCACCTCGCACTTCAGTTGCCAAAGCACAAGAAACAGTAAACATCATTTCTAATAATACAACACCAAATCCAGCACCTGCACCTGTTGCAGACATTCATGCTGACACAAAAAATGTGTACACCGATCCTGGTGAGCAATCAATTTCAGCGGACGATGATGCTTGGATCAATGATGTTCTCAATGGTTAATTAATCTAAACCCTTCATATATAAGATGGTGGGATCCCTTTCCACCATCTTTTAAATCTTTTAAAATGCCTAAAATTTTTGTGATAAGTGACACTTGGTTCAACAGAGTGTTGAATGATGGACCAGATGTTGACACTGTTAATAGTAATGAATCTATAATATTCAATTGGAATACTATAGTAACACCTGATGACACTGTATATGTTCTTGGTGGATTTGGTATATTAGATTTGTATAACATTGTTATTCAACTTAAAGGTAATATTCATTTCTTAAATAATGTATTTAATCCTGATGAAAAAATGTATATTGAAAACTTAAAAGAATCAATAGACAAATCAGGTGATATTGGACTACAGGAAAGACTTATTTTTGAAGATGACCAGTTAGTGGTGTTGAGTGATAAAGATGTAATACTTACTTATTATCCATTGAGTGTGTGGCCTGGAAAGGGTGTAGATGTTTTTTGTTTTCATGGGTATAGTGATGATATGAATTTAGAAGAACAGAACATTACGTCAACATTCAGCAAATGGGGTAAACCTATTGATATAGATGAAATTAAATCAAACATTCAAAAATTTAAAACATTAGTATAAACAAATTAGGCATTTTGTCAGAAATGATGAAATGTCTATTTGTGCATATTTTGTCATTAAAAAAATTTGGTATTTTAGAAAAAAAACAATATATTTGTATTGTTACAATTAGTTATATAAAATAAGTTAAAATCAGTCTATGGATAGTAAGTTATATAAGGAAATAGGCAAAGCAGTTAAAATCGCTAACAAGAAAGGAGGTACACTAACAGAACAAAATCTACTTTATGTAGTTAAAGTTGCAGCAGATATTGCAAATAAAACAGGAGCAGATATTGATATGCTCATTGGTGAAGGTGTAATTGCAATGATGAAATATGAAGAAAAATATGATGCAACACAGAATGATAGTTTTGTAAAGGCTGCTTCACAATCAGTTAGAGGTTATATGCTTAATGCTGTAAACAGAAAGGGATCTCTTGTACATATCCCAGTAAATCATTTACAAGGATATAAAAAAGGTCAAGAAACACTTGAAGCGGCGAAAGTTGAATATACAAAAATTGATGCTTCAAATTATGACACTTTAGGTACAACAGATGAAAATAACTTATCAGAAGATAGAGAAAACATTTTACAAGATGGTTTAAACAAATTAGACATTAATGGCAGGATTGCTATTGAAATGAAACTAAGACTTGGCAAGTATTCTGAAATGGAGCCAGATGAAAAAGGAAGAATGGTTTATAAGTATAAAAACAATATTCAATCCATCGCAGATGAACTTGAAGTTCCATTGACAACTGCTAACAAGATTTACAAAAGTGCTTTTAAAAAATTGTCAAATTATTGTCAAGCAGCAAGTAATTGTTAAATAAATATGTGATTTAATTAAATTTAAAAAGGATGAGGTAACTCATCTTTTTTTTCATAAATAACTATATGAATATTAACTGGTTAAATAGATTTTTTAAGAAAAAGAAAACAAGAGAACCTAAAGAATATGAAGGTAGGTTTATAACTGAAGAAGAGATAAATGAAATGACAAAACCAAAATCAAAATCATTTGTTTCTTCAGAGTGGGATGAAATTGAATCTATGTTTAGTGAGTTAAATTCAATAATTAAAAATGAAGATTATGGCAGAGAATAAAGATGTAATAAGAGATAGTATTGCTGATTTACTTTCAGATAATGATATTGATGTGAATGAAGATATTGATGCACAAACACTTACATTTCAAAGGACACCATCAACTGTAAGTAATAAAGAGATTGTCACACTTGAACAATCAAGACAGAGAGGTAAGAAAGTTATGGAATCTTTATTGAAAGTGTATCTTTCAGAAAATTTCATTTCCAAGAGTGAATATGTTCAGGCAAAAGTGAATCTGGACTCAATGACACTTGGTAATATTATGAACCAGATGGAAGTGAGTCAAAGAGCGATTGATGTTCTTATGGAGAATATTGAACTTGGGGATGTGAATCCAAAGTTGTTTGATGCACTTGGTAAATTACAGGTGACATTCATTGATCTTGTGAAAACACAGACCAATTATATTATGAACGCAAGCAATGAGTATGAGAAACTTGCTCTTGATAAGGATCCAGTAATTGATGAAAACAGTACTTCAACAGCAAGTGAGATTTCATCTGGATACAAGTCAAGCAGTCAAAAAGACTTAATGAGAATGATTAGACACATTTCATCTGAAAAAGATAATAAGTAATGATAAGGACATATAACATCGGAACTGAATGTTATGCTTTGATAACATCAGTAAATGAACCTGAATTTTTGTTACCAGCAAAGGTCATATTACTTGAAAAATATACAACTGGTGACAGGGTTACATATAAGGTTAAGATAAAAGAGATTTATGAAAATGACATTAATTTCCTTAAAGAACATTTTGGAAATATCAGATTATCAACAAATCTCAAATCAAACAACTTGACAACAATCTTGAAGAAAGGTGAACTTGACAAGATTAATAGTATGGATGAACTCATTAAAAAACTACAGGATAAACCATTTTACCTTGAGGGAAACTATATAACACCAGATAAAGATGGACTTACGGATCTCTATAACAAGTTTGTGAAGTACATAATCTGTTATCATTTTAGAAAACTATATCAACTCACAAGTAGAAAGTTCCTTATTAATCAACCGGTGTATATTGGGCAAAAGGATATTTTCAAAAGAAGAGTTGAGAGATTGGGATTTGGTGATATATTTAGCAAGTATGATGTGAAATTAGATTTGTGAAAGAGAGGTTAAAACCTCTCTTTTTTTTCATAAATATCTATATAACCTTTATATATAAATGGCTAAACAAACTATTGAATCTAATGTAATTGAGTATTCTGGAATAACTGGTATTTCAGGATATAACTGTGTGTTGAATGGTGAAGATAGTACTTCTCGTTTTACATCAAAAGAGTTTAGGTATTCATCTGATAAAATTCTATGGTCAGATTATCAAGAAATCACCAACAGGAATTTGTCAAATGTAAAAATTTACAACAATACTGTATATGTTCAATATAGATTCAAGATGACCGCCCTTGATGAAAAAGGACTTAAAAAATTAAATGTAGGTAGCATTTCACTTGATGTTGATTATTTGACTGAAGAAGTGAGTCCTATTCCTGCTTGCTACTGGAATAGTAGTTCACAATCAACACCACAAATTGTTTATAATAATGGAGGTGCTATGAGTAATTTATTCAACCCTTATAATGTAGGATCGTCTTTGAACATATATTATCAAATGTCAACCCTTGTTTCTAATATGTTCGGGTTCTGTGTACTTTATTTCAAAACAGAGGCAAATGCAAAAAGCAGGGATGTTGTATTAAAGGAGTATAGTATTGAGAAGGTTATTGATAAACAGAGTATCAAAGTTCTGGTTCCAGACAACCAATTACCTACAAGGGAAATTCAGTATAACACAATGATGCTTGACTATCCAGTGCAGTTTGAAATCTCTATTGTGAAGTCAGAATTCCAAAGTGTATTTGGAGCGAACTCTCATCCAGATCCACATGACTATATTTACTTTTCAACTTATTTGAATAAGATGTATATGGTTGATTCTGTTTCTGATCCTGATGACTTTGGATATGTTGCATCATATTGGAGAGTTAGTTTAGTTCCATATCAAGAGATGAAGTCTGTTCAATTTGACAATGATAACTTGTTAGATGACACTGAAAGTTTGATTTTCTCTGCTGAAAAGAAATTTGAAACAGAAGTTAAAGAAGAATTTGATGATAACAGAAAGGATAATCAGCTCAATGATATGAATGACTTGTATGAAGGTCAAGATGACTTGAGAAGAATCTTACATGAGAATGTTAGGATTGTTGATGAAACAATTTATAACAACTGGACATCAGTTGCTAAACAATATTATAATTTATCAACTATCGACAAGGAAGATATTGCAGTTGAGTATAACAATTATAAAGGTTTGTCTTACGACGACGAAAGAATGTTTACATTTGCATTTAGACCAACTAATCTTAAAAACATTTCTGGTAATTTTATAATTACAGATGTAATTGACAATGAAGGAAAGGTTAGATTGAAGATCAAGTCTTGGGATGAGTCACTTATAAGGAAAGGTAATATGGTCAAGATTAACAGGGTTTCTGGATTGACTGGATGGCACAAGATTACAAATGTAACAAAGACAGGTTTGTTTATTGATCTTGATGTTGATTATAAGAGTTCAATGAAAGTTCTTTCTTGTGCTAAACTTGTAATTTATGAGGCAAATACTTGTGTTTATATCAAAGATGGATTTGAGATCTTACAGATGCCAGATAAGATGACTGTCAGAGTTGATGGTAAGAATTACAATTATACATTTGACGGACTCAAATCATTTAATCAGAAATGGTACTTCTGTGTATTAGGAATGAACAGAGGAATGTCTAATATGTGGTTATATGAGGTATCTGGAAGTGAAATTATAAATAACACACATAGTGAATTAAAACTCATAGGTGTGGCGTCTAATGAGTTCTCTAAATTCAAGGTTGATGGATATTGTGGTTTAAGGGGTGGTAATTTACATCTCACTAATTTCAGGTTATGGAGTAAACTTTGTGAGCAGGAACTCCATGATACTATATTAAGTCAATATGTTGTTGATGATACTCACAACACATTGATTGTTGATAATGCTCAAAATGAATTATTGTTAAATAACCAGTGGAGTTAATTTATGGAAACAGAAAAAAGTGAAAGAGAAATACTTATAAACAGTAAAATGAAATATTCTTTAAAGGTTATGGCAGTGACGGCACAGATTGCCAACTATGTCACACTTATGCCTAAACCAATGGATTTCATTAACAAGATTGTTTCAGATGTTATATTGTTATCTAATGACCTTTTAAAATTATCACAGGATATGAACAGGTTATTGGATAATTATGATATGCTACCAACAGATTTTATTGAAACACAAATATCAGGTCTTACAGGTGAATTAACTGATATTGCATCAAGGCCTGCAACAGTTGTTAATAATACTTATGATGATGCTGAAACAATTTATTTGAATACAAAAAAAATTATTAATACTACAAGACGGGCAATTTCTGACATTAAAGATGGTGTTTATGGTGTATCACAATCACTTACTGATGTTAGTAATAATGTTTCTAAATCAAGTTCAAGTATATTATCAAGACCTAAACTTGCTGCTGCATTAAAAAAATCAGCACATAAAACTCTTGTTTGGACATCTGGAAAATTTACAGAAGTAAATCAAGATGGAACAATTTCTAATGATAAGGAAACGCAAGAAGTGATTTCTGACATAAAGAAAACATCTAATTATCTTGATAATGTAGAAGCGGGATCTGAAAAGATATTAGGAAATTTTACTGAATTTAGAGATAATGTCAATGAATTAACTGATCAAGTTAATGATACTATCAGGAAACCACAAAAATTTCTTGAAGAACTTATTGGTAAATTGAGAAAGGCAATTAGAAAATTATCTGATTCACTTGATGGTGGATTCCAAGATGTTACAGGAATGTCTTCTATCTCAAAAGGATTGGGTGATGTAACTTCAATAATTGAAGAAACTGGTGATAATAGTGTCGCTGGTAAAACAGTTTCTGTTGTTTCTGCAAATGTAGCAAAAGCAATTAGTAATTTCAGTATAGGTAAAGTTGTTGTCGCGTTTAGTTCAATTCTTGTTCAATCTGCTGTATTGAGTCTTGGATTAAATCAATTGCCGACTATTAAAGTAGATGAAATGCTTTCAAAGATTAATGGTAAATTAATCACTAAAAAAAGTACTTATGATGCACTTGGAAAAACAGCCGCTGTAGAAGAAGCACAAAAGGCAATGATTGAAGCAGAGATTAATGCAAAATTAAGAGAATCTCTTTCAAAGGATATTAAACATCCTGATTTATTGGCTAATGTAAAAGTTCCTGATTTAAAACCTATTGAATTAAAGTTTATTAGGGATAATATTTCTTATAGTCCAAATGATACAATTAAAAAAACATGCAAAGAAATGCTTCAGCAGCAAAGACTTGATATTAGGCATGATTTAATGTCAGCAACTAAATTAAAAACTCCATCACCAAATGAAGCATTGAAACTTAGACTTAATTTACCTTCTTCGATAAAGGAAGTCAGAAAACATAAGAACAATGTCAAGAAAGCAAAGCAAACTAAAAAGTTGAAAGATCTTGTAAATAAAGAATTAACTAACTTTACAAATAAGGCAAATCAAAAGTGTAAAAAGATAAAGAGCGATTGGGATATGATGATGAGTAGATATAAAGATTCTATTAATCAAATCAAAGGTTTCTTTATTTCTCAATTCTCATCTTGGGAAATTGGTCCAGGTGATGAAAGAATTAATAAACTTGCATATAGGATAAATGATAGTGCTTATACTATCTATGAAACGTGTAAGGGTCTAAAAACACAACTAATTGCATGTAACATGAAAGTTTCTGTGACTGCTGATATTGTTTCTGTACCAAATGTTCCAAACCCAACATATAAGATGGCTTCTTTATGGATGGACATTAAAACAATTTTCAAGTTCCTTAAAGATATTATTACTGAACTCATTAAGATACTTCGCTATGTTAGAGAATTGTCAACATTAATGGTTAATGGTTATAATGCACTTGATGATATTTTTAGACAACTTGTTGGATTCCTTAGACTTCAATGGTTGATTGACCTTATTCAAAATCTTTGTGATAACTTTGGTGCAAAACTTGAAGATGCAAGATCGATGATTGAAAATATGCTTTCACCAGTATGTTACAGAGATACAGAAGAATATGAGAACACTCTTGATGCACTTGAAGAGATGCTAACAGAAGATGGAACTCTTGACACAACTTATACTGATAATTTAAAGGCATTGGCAGATAATAAGTTTAATCCAATCACATTTCAGTATAAAGCAGTTTTTGATCAATTTGGTATGTTTGACCATTATGACAAGACGCATGTTGAATTGAATGAAGATGGATTTGAAAAAATTCTAAAGCAAATTGAAGAAAAGGAAGACGAGATTGTTGCTTATAAATCTCCTATAATTGATGATACAGATACTGTACAGAATATAAGTGTTGGCGAATTAACTAATGTAAAATTTACATTTAGTAGAACTGATATTAAGTTTAAAGGCTGGCATTATTATCATCCAAATTTAATTCATTTGGGATTGGGGAAAAAATCAAGAAAGAATAAAATTATCCAAAGAGCAGCAAAAACTTATAGAAAGAAAAGAGGTGGTGTTAATGGTTTGAAAGTAAAACACAGTTGGAGGGTAAAGAAAAGGAGTGGTTATGATGCTTTCCATTGGTACATTCAATATACTGAAAATCCAGTTGATGATAATGTTATACTTGATGCATCACAAGACCAAATCTATGTTTCAAGTACAATTACAACTGATAATGGTTCAATAGTTGAACTTGAAGATGGACGAAAAGTTTTCGTCGCGGATAGTAAAGTCATCAGTGGTGATTATGTTAATGTTGATGGTCAAAGATATAAAGTGAAGTAATTTATGGATATTAATCAAATATATACAACTATATTCCCAATTGGTGGAATTGATGATAATAACAGATATATCAAGTTGAATGGTATGCAAATTAATACTATTCAACTTCTTGAACCTGCTATCAAGGTAAATCAGATGGGTGTATCAAAAAAAGATATGAGTGACCAGAATAATATGAAAGATAAGTATGGTTACAGAATACCTATGATTTCAATTGATGGAAATATGCTTGAACCGGTAAACATAACTTACTTCAAACTTGATTACAGGGGATTTTTACCTCTTGTCACAGTTGATTTTGTTGATCCTGGTAATGAGCAACTTTCTACAATAGTTATTAAAGATGGTTCTATTGTTAGTGTCTATATTGGTGGTTATGGTGATGAACTTTACTATAAACCAATCAGACAGGACTTTATTATCACTAATGTAAAAAAGAATGGTGGTTCAGATCAGAACAGTGGTGGATATTTAAGATACAGAGTTCAGGGAAAGTTGAATATTCCTTATGGATTCAGAAAAGAGGCTTGGTGTAATGGTGATGCAACATCTATGCAGGCACTCTTTAACTTGTGTGTATATACTGGACTTGGTTTTGCGACGAACTTCACAAAAGCAGAAACTCCTGATGTGATGGGCTGGGTGAATGATGATGCAACTACATATTTTGATTTTATGAACAAGATTATTAATCACGCCTGTTATTCACCAAATACATTCTTTACAGGTTTTGTTGATCAGTATAATGTTCTGAATTTTGTTGAAGTTCACTCATTACTTTCTCATGGTGGTAAAAAGACAGATGTTCCAGCTATGATGTATAGTACAATTCCACCAACAAGAATTCCTAACTATGATGGTAAGTCAAAGAAAACACCTGAAAATCAAATCATTATTAATAAAGATAGAAATGAAACTGCTGTAAGTAACAGTCAACAGCAATTGACTTACTATTATCTATCTAATAATGAGTACTTTAATGGATGGACAAATTTCATTGAAGAATATACTGAAATAAATAATGGTAGTTCAACTACTTCTGATGGTTATATTAACCATGTTATTTTTGAGGATCATAACCAAGGTGATTGGGGTTTTTCAAATAGTGAGTTTAATTTAAGACCTATTGACAATCTTGAGAGAGAAGAAAAAACTCAAAAAATAAAACCATTGGGTGAACTTTGTCAGGATTCTTATATTCCTTTGAATCTTATGCATATGACAAAGGAAGATTACCAAAATGCAGAGAATGACACCAGTGTTGATGATATGTCAAAGGTTGAGTCATTTACAAATTATGGAGAAGTTGATACCACAAATACATTCAAGAGATATTATTTTGCTGAAGCACAAAATCAATATCAAATGATGTGTTTAAAGAAATGTGGACTGAATGTTATTTTGCAAAACTATAATCCATCAGTTACAAAGTTTAGTAGAATTTGGGTTGATATTTATGACAAGAACTTGACTTCAAATACGCAATTATCTAAAAGTGAAGCAAATAATAATGATAATCTTAAAATGAAATTATATAAGGAGAAGAAAAACAAGAATATAATTTTCTACAAAGATGAGGGCAGGATTGAAGTAAAGAAGTATCATCCTATTGAAAAAAACTTCCCAAGAGGTATTTTTAATAGAGCATTGTCTGGATGGTATGTTGTTACAGAAATGACTATATTTTATAGTCCAGAAGATAACAACTTGAAAATGAGATTGAAATTAAATAGAATCGAATATCAACCTGCATTTAAGGATGAATATTATGTTGCTCAAAAAGGTGTTGAGAAATATAAAGAAGAACATCTTATTGAAAACCTTCTTGAATCTAAAGATGATGCAAGTTATGCTCTTGATCCTACAAATACTTCACCTGAAGAAACTACTGGTACAGAAGGTAACACAGAAAATAAAGAGGGAGAAAAGAAAGAAACTGAAGAAAATAAAAAGGATGATAAAAAGAAAGATGTAACAAAAACAAAAAAATAAAAAAATCCTAAAAATAGTTCTAAAGATAGTTTTATATCTAACAAAACATATAACGATCGTGTATCTGCTTCTGGAGAATCTTTAGTGGATATTGATATGTAATAATAATATATTATGGCAAGTACTAATCAAAGAAATAAGAATTACACAAACATTGCTGAATCATTTATGTATAGGAAGTCATCTTCTTCAAGGAAAGATATGAACTTCTACAGCAGTCACAAGAACAATGAAAATACATTGGATGACCCAATTTTTACTGGGTTTACCTTTGATATTGATACTCTTCATTCACCATTATTTTATACTGGTGACAATAATGAGTATGGTAACACTGAATCTTTAAGAGGTGGTGGTGGTTCTTCGTTGGCATCTAAAATTGAAACCAGATTAAAGACACAACATAATCAGGTTATAATGAGTTCTACAAATAACTATGAAGTTGTTACAATGTCTGTAAAAGATATGATTAGAAGGGTTCAGGCAGGATATGGACTTCAAAATTTATTTTATCTTGATGCCATTCCGTATGGTGCAGTTGATTATATTTATATGGTTGATAAGGATGCAACTAATTCTTCTAATGGAATACAGGATGATTCAAGTTCATTTGTTGGCGGTGGAGAACCTAATAGGTCTGGTTACCAAGCATTAGTTGATAATGCAAAAAATGTTCTTAATAAAGGTGAAAAAGAGCCAATATCAGATGCTGAAGTTTTAGCAAAAAAAAGAATATTAGATAGTAAAACAAAAGTCCCTGACTGTTGTAATCCTGATGGAACATTGAAATCTGAAACAGATAAAAATGGTCAACCAAAATATACACAAGCAGATCTTGAAAAGGCAAAAAAAAGTGGTGATTATGCAAATTTCTTTAAACATTTAGATAATCGAGATTTAGCAGATGATTTAGAAAAGAAATTTAATGAAGAATATGCTAAAGTAAAACCAGAACTTGAAAAAGCACAAAGAGAGTTAATGGAAATTGAAAGTCAAATTTCAGAAAAAAAACAAGAATTTAATTCTAAACTCACTGAAATACAAAACAAGGCTTCATCATTATTAACTAAATTAGTTTCATCGTCTAAATCAGATACTACAAATAAAGATGAAAAAGTTGTAAGTAAATCTGAAAAAGATGAAGCAGCAGATTCTGTTGAAAGTCTTACAAAGGAATTAGAAGAATTACAAAAAGAATTTAATACATTTGTAAGTGATGTTGATAAAGGACAATTATCATCAAATTCAGATAATAATACAGATGGAACAAAAACAGAAGAAGCATCAAAAAGTAATGTTAAACTTGAAGTCATAACTGGTAATAAATTTAAAAGTGGTGATTCTAAATATGATTCATATATAAAAGATTATAATAAGTATGTTAAAAATTTAGACAAAAAATCTACTTCAGATACATCAGCATCATATCGTAACTTAATTACTGATTGTTTAAATATAATGTATGCAACTGTTGACTTAAAACCAGATTCTGAAGAAGCAAAAAAACAAAAATCATTAAACAAAACAATTAAAGACTTAACATCAAAATTATATGGTGTGGAGGAAAATGGAAGACCTTGTGATCCAACAAATCCAGCAAAAGGAAGTTTATATTATACTTATCAAGAAGCAAGAAATGAATCTTATAATGATACTTTTTCTATTTCAAATAATCAAAAAGAAGTATTAGATGATTATATTAATAATCAAGATGATATGATTGCTGCTGATAAATATGCTAAAGGAATGAATACAACACCGGGTGTTACATCTGCTCAAAATAGCAACTTTAAAACATCATTGAAATCCACATCCACAAAATCAGGAATAATTTATGAAACAGATGCTGATGGAAATTATGTTTATGAAAAAGATGCAAATGGAAATTATATATATGATGTTGTATATGAAGCAGACGGGAAAACTGTAAAGACTGCAAATTATGTTGATCAAGAAACTGGTGAAACTGTTGTATATGGTATGCGAGAAAAGCGAAAAAAAATAAAAGAATCCCCAGGAGTAACTGTAAACACCACAACTGACACTGATTATACAAATATAGATAATGAAGGTGTTAATGATTATCTTAATAACAAAAAAAATGAAATTTCATCAACATATGAAGTTCCACAAACAGTATATGACTTATTAGGGTTTATTAGTGGCATGAAAAAAATTGCTTATGAGTATCCATATATGATGCAATCTATTTCTGGGCTTGATGAAGCATATAAGAAATATTTCTCAATGAAAGAACCATTCCAAGGTTCTGGTGATGACAAGATTACAATTACATGTTATGAAGCACTTGATTTGAGAGTATCATCAATGTTCAACAAATATTTTAATGCTTGTTATGATCACCAATACAAGAGAGAAAGATTACCAATAAATTTAAGAAGATTTCAATGTTCAGTGTTTGTTCATGATATTAGGAACTTCAGGTCAGCATTAAGTAAGTTATATTCCGAAGATGATTCTGTTGATGATGCATCAATTAAAATAGCAGAACTTGCAAAACAATATGCATCAGTAGTTGAGTTCAAGTTCTTTGATTGTGAGATTGTTCCAGAAGAAACTGGAAGTATTTTTGACAGTGTTTCAAATACAGAAGGTGGTGATATGAAGCAAACAAACTTCACTTTCACTTATGGTAATTGTGTCATAAACTTCTTACCATTTGGTGATATGGCACAATATGGTGGAAAGAGTAATGATAAGGCAACAGAGTATAAGGATTCTGTTACATTTGGAACTTTGAATAATTCTAATGGAAAAAGAGATGATTATAAAAAGAATGAGTTATCTAAAGTTGAACATTACTTACCAAAGAGTGCTTCACAAAATTCTTCTAATTTAAACATAGATTATAATAAATATCAATCGGAACATAATGCTATTGACTATGAAAGAACATATAGAAGTCAAGATGATGATTTTGCTTTATTTAATGATGCAACATTGGATTATGTAAATATACCAGATACTAATATTAATAATACTTATATTGTTAATGGTAAGTATAGAAATTTAAATTATAGTCGTTCTGATATAGAAAATAGACTTTTAAATCCAGTTATGTTAAAAAATCTTGGAGATTACTATGATGATAGAAATAAAATCGCATATTATGATACATATAATCCAATGGGTTATTATTATGATTATTTAAAAGGTGAACCTGTTTATGGCGGTCCATTTTTACCATCAGCATATGAAGGTACAGCATTTGATGGTCTGTATGACCACAATAGTTATAGACATAGAGAAGAATTAGATTATATACCATATCCATATGAAAAAACTGATTATTATGATTTAGGTAATTCTCAAACAAATATGTTAGACAGGAATACAGTAAATACTACACCAGTTAGTCAAGTGCTAAAACAGATTGTTTTAGGTGTTGCCGCTTCAACTGGTATGACTGTATCAAGAGTCGAAACATCTCTTAATCTTGGATCTGTGTTTGAAAATATTTCAAGTAGTGGAACTACAGAATCTTTGGGATATGTCAAGAAGAGAGTTAGAAGAAAACCAGTTAATAGTATTGGTAAAATGCCTGGATATGATAATGATCCAATTGACTTAATTATAGATTTAGGCAAAGTTCAATAAAAATAAAGGGTGGTAATAATTACCACCCTTTTAAAATTTAGGCATTGTGAAATTTGGCATGGAAGGCATACTTTTTGCCATTGAACCTTGTGCCTGTTTCATCATGCTATCTGGATTATATTTCTTTGGATCATAACCCTGTTTCTTCGCTTGCTTCTCTTCTTCATCTCGTCTATCTTCAAGTATCTTAGAATAGCTTTCAAGAACATTCTGGAAGTCGAAGAAAAACATTCCCATAATTGAGTCCCATTGCTGATGGAGTTTTTCCATCGTAATGGCAATGTTATCATAGAAGCTCGTCTCCGAGATCTGAAATAGTTGGCACAAAAAGCGATTTGAGTCCGTCGGGAAAGGTAACTGGGATCTTCAACTCACCTCCACATTGAGCACAAGTTTCATTAATCTCAAATTCAATACCAATGCTGATTTCCTCTTTCAATCTCAATACAAGTGCAAACTTTTCAGTTGGCCAACCTGCAAGTTCTGAAATCTTTGGAAAAACTTGCTTGTCAGAAAAACCTCTCCATTCCTTGATAAGATATGGTAGTAAATCAACCAATGGTGCTTCAACAGATTTCTGTTGTCTTTGTTGTTCCTTGATCCAATCAGCAAGAACTGAAGTCACACCTATCGTTGGGATATACAAAGTAATAGTACCAAATCGTTTTGTTTGAATTTTATAACACCTTTCAATTGGGTCATAATACTTTTCAATCTTTTCATTGGGTTTCTTGAAAACAAGTTTTGTTGAGTTGAAATCAACAGTTTGTTGTGGATGACAACCTGGTGTACTACAAGCACCATCTGGTACTGGAATCTTAATACTTGATTGACCGTCAACAAATGTCAATTCCCTAATCTTCAGCACAAGAACAATTCTATCATCTTCAAGTAAGTCTTTGTAATATCCTTGAACATTACCAAAATAAACCTTACAACATTGTGAAATGATATAAGTGAGTTTATCCCTGATGTCCTTTGCGTCTGTTTCATCAATCATTGAGAACTCACGAATTTCACCAACACGAGCTGCTCTGATAGTAATTCGTGTATTTTCTGGATAGAACCTACCTCCACTTGGAAGAGTATCAAGTGGAATATTAATGTAACCCATTGAAGCAGTTGCTCTCTTAATATCTGGATCATCATTAATATCAACACCCTTATTGAAATCTACCTTTCCAAGATTTGTAAATGTTTCTTGAGGTTCTGGTTCATCAAATGTGGGCATTTCTATACTACCTTGAGTGGATTCAAATTCCTTGCGAACTTGATCCTCATAATCTTCATTGCTTGTCTTTTTTGCCATAAAATTGTATATAAAATTAAATTATATATTAAATATAACAAAATTCTTAATTTTGTAATGTTAGTGTAACTGACCTTCCTGATGAACCATTAACAACCAGATTAACATCCATATCACTACCATTTATTCTCAATGGCAATCTTCTCAAAGCATTGGCTATTGCCTCTGCGAGTTGAACCGTGTTACTTACTTGTACACTATCACCAGTATGAGCGGGTTGTTGAGGTTTCATAGATTGTTTGATGCTATCCCACAAGTCACCATTTGGATTATTGAAGTTATCAACAGAGTCAACCATGCTGTTACATGCTTCAATAAATCTGTCAACTGCATGGTCAAATACATCAAATGGACTTGAGTCCTTGATGCCAGCAAATGACCTGAACATAGCAACCATAATCTTTGCCTTTTCAATGTCAATTGAGTTTACAGCTTTTACTGAACCCTTGATTGGAATTGATGAGTATTCTTGCTCAATTTTATTGTCAGCAATTGTTTCAAACAAGTCAGACATAATATCTGCTTTATCCTCAAATACATCAACATCAGTAATGGTATCAAATGCTCCACTAATCCATCTAATTGACTTGTTTACATACCAAGCATTTGGAATAATTTCTTTAGTCCATCTTGAAAGACTATTATGAATCATGTTAAGTCCATTTACTACTTTGTCTGCACCATCTGTACCATCTTTAAGATCATCCATAATATCTTTAAATGAATCTGCAAAATTTTCAAGTTTTTCAATAGAGTCATCATCATATAATTCACTATTTATCATCAACAAAGTATGGATTTGTGTTATTGCTGATTGAATATTTTCAATAGACTTTGACGGATCAAATTTTTCCCATGGTTTAATTGAACCAAGGACAGTGTACATCATACCTGTGGCAGAAACAAGATTTCCAAGTGTTGCCCAAGTTTTACCCATTTCAGCAAGACTTGCTCCCATCTGAACAAGACTACCTGCTGCTCTGAATGGGGCAGTAACTGTTTCAACAAGATTTGATGCAGCACCTGATATATAATCCCAGATTCCACCTTGACTTTTACCATTTTCATTTTCGTCTACTTCCTCTTTAATAGATTTATGAAGTCCAAATACATCCTTTAATTGTCTAATTGCAGATTGAATATTGGTAATTGACTTTGATGGATCAAAATTTTCCCAACTCTTTAATGTATCAATAATCTTACCCATAATGGCAGTTGCCATAAGGATTGTTGCCATCTCAAAGAATATCTTTCCAGATTGTAATAATGCTGAACCAAGAGCAAAATAATCAGAAATAAATCCTGTTACTTGGTTTAGTCCTTGAACTTCTGGATCTTTATCTTTCCTATCATCAAGTCCAAATGCCTGTTTAAGACCAAATACAGCATTAGAAATGTTGGTAATTGAGGTTGATGCATCAAAATTCATCCAGGGTTCCAATGCCTTTTTAACAATATCCATAACAACTGTTGCAAACAGTATTGTTCCCATTTCCACAAAAGTCTTACCCATTTTCATCACCGTAGATGCAAAACCTAATATATTATTGCCAACACCCTTCAAAGAACTAGAATCTACACTGGCATCACTATCTTCTTTAAATCCAAATATGTCTTTAAGTTCAGAAACAGCGGTTTTTAAATTACCAGTTGCTGATTTTGGATCAAAGTTTTCCCAAGGTATTAATGTCAATCTCACAATATCCATTGCTATTGTAGCAATGACTATAGTTGCCATTTCTGCTAAAACTTGTCCACCTTTCAATATTGTATTGACTAATTCAAATGGTGCAGCAGCTGCCTTAAATGGTGCAGAAGCAAGATTGCCAACAGAATCCCAAAAACCTTTTGGTTTTTCATCTTGAATACCAAATGCCTCTTTAAGTCCACTGATTGCTGTTTTAATATTGCCTATTGCCTTTTGACCGTTAAAACTATCCCACTTATGTAATCCAAGATACAATGCTCCTAATGCCACACCTGCCATAAGTATAGCACCCATTACAAAGAATGCTTCACCAAAGTTGAGTACAGCAATTGCCAAATCTTCAAGACTTGTGCCAAGTCTTGATCCAAATGATTTACCTTCAGGTGCTTTGCCAAGTTCAAGTCCAAATGTTGTTCTTAATCCATTTACAGCAGTATCAATGTTTGTCATTGCCTGCTTTGTGTCAATTTTTGACCATGCCCAAAGAACAAGTCCAAACACACCAAGTGGAACTGACATTACAGTCAATGCAATACTACCCAATATAATTAATGGTGATACTAAACCAACTAATGCAAAAGCAAGACCTGTGCCACCAATAACAGCGGTCATAATACCAACCTCTTTCCAAGTAAGTTCCTGTGTTGCCTTTCTCAACATCGCAAAACCTAATGAAAATGCAAAGAGTCCAACACCTATACTTGCAATACCTAATGCTCCAGGTATTATATATGCACAAGCAAGACCTGCAAGACCAACTATAGCAGCAAGTCCACCAACAACAGCAGCCATAATACCAACCTCTTTCCAAGTGAGTTCCTGTGTTGCCTTTCTCAACATCGCAAAACCTAATGAAAATGCAATCAGACCAACACTCATTGCCAAAAATGCAAGTGAACCTTTCAAAAAGTCACCAATACCTTTAGACATCATTTTAAATGTGCCAAGAAGAATAGCAATCACACCTGCTGTTATCAATGCTCCAAGCAATGCGGCTGGTCCGATCACAGCAATACCCGTGAGAAGCATGGCAGTAAGTAGCAACATACCTGTTGCCGCCAACATTTGAGCAGCATACTTCTCTCCTTTTTTGATTTCCTTTCTATTTTTGTGGAGTTTTCTGAATAATCTTAACAGACCTCCTTTACCTTTTGTACCAAGATATATCTTCTCTATTGACTTGACACTCTTTTCTGCAAGTTTGGCAAACATATATCCTTTACCAAGTTTCTTCATTGTGTCAGATGCCTTGTCAGCAAAGGCGACTGTATGTTCTGCCTCTTTGTTGTTTTTGAACATCCTGAACATATTAAGTGATTTCTCCATCACTTTCATCATACTCTTAATCTTCTTATTTGCAAAGATGAGATCCTTTATAGAAATACGTTTTAATCTATCTATGACATCAAGTGCTTTTGAAATATTTCCAAGTTTATCTTGCTTTTCTCTCATATCCCTTCTTGATAGGTCATGAGATTCAAGATTTCCACCTTTTCCACCAAATTTTGAAAATGTCTTTTCATTGGCTTTCAATTGTTCTAATATCTTTTTGAGTAAGTCTGTTATTCCTGATGTACTTTTAAAAATATTTTTACGTCTCTTTTCATCTGAATTACTTGAAAGTGAATTTCTAAGGGCTTGTCTTGCCTGCCTCCTATCAATATTTTGAGCAACAGTACTCATCATAATCATTGCTGATAACATACTGTCACTGCCACCACAAACTGCTTCACGGATTTTTTCAACATCCTTTTGAATCTTTGGGGAGTTTTCGGCCATTACACCTACACCACTTGCCAAGTCTTTTAAACTTTTATCTGCTGCCATTTAAGTCAATAAACTATATATTAGTATTTATGCTGTTTGGACCATTTGTTTATTATAAGATTATAGTTACTTTAAGTTGTTTAGGTTTGATCTCTCTGTTACATATACAAAATGATAACCATTATCTTTACACCATTTCATAGCATATTCTCTTTTACACATATTCTTTGTATATGCTTCTAAAAGATAATTGTAATTCTTAATTGTGTTTGGTGTTTTTCTTTTTGGGATTTCTGGTCTTTTGAGTTGTTGTGTTGGTTTTACTTCAACAATATATTTGTTTATTGTACCATCATCCTTTTTATATGCAAAATAAAAATCTGGATAATATGTGTGTATTTTATTATCCATTGTATAGAAATATTTTATTGCTATTGGTTCTGATGCCCACTCAACAACTTCTGGTGACAAATCAAACCACCTACAGAGTTTTAACTCCCAAGATGATCTGTATATAATCTGTTTTGTATTTGTCTTATATTTTTTTGGATATGTTGGAGTGTAATAACCTTGCTTAAATTGCCCTCCTTTTTTTGGCTTTAAGTCTTTTATTCCAGACATATTTTTGTTATTTTTAATATAAAACTATAATATAGTTATTTATGAATGTATATTACACTAAAGGTGACAAAGAAACAATAATTAAAAGAATTAATCAAATTCATACTATAACATTGTATTGTCCTTTGCAGGACAAAGGTGTTCAGACATTGAAAAGATATTTGACTGAACTTCTTCCAGAATATATGGAAAATGCTGACTTGTTTTCAAATGTGTCAACAGCAGATGCTTTAATGGTATTTTTAAATGCACTTGCTGATAAGGAATTTGAAGGATCTGTAATTTCTTTAATCACTGGTGCTTTGAGAAGTTTTCAAAGATTGAAGAAGGTTAATTTTGAGTTTACTAACGATCCTGACATTTATGAAACATATATAGAGTCAGTAAAACAGAATAAAGTTGTAGTAAAGAAGCATATCTATAAAATTGATAAAGTTGAGATGATACTTTCTGATATGTTTTCTCAAGAAGTTATTGATATGATCAATAAGGTTCTTATTGTGGATGAGATTATTCCTAATTCATATTTTGAAAGGAAGTTCACTATTGATTTCAAGTTTGACGAGTATGTTGGTTTTATGGATGCTTTCCTGAACAACAATGTAATCACCTTGGATTTACTGGATAAAAATATTGGTGAGTATTTCAGGACATTCCCTCAATTGATTGATGAGCAAAAACCAGATATAACTTTGGTGACAAACTACAACGAATTGTAAAAAAATTTGTTATTTTTATAATATGAAACGGTTTACACTTATAATAGATGGTCACAATTTCTTCTTTAGAAGTCTTTGGTCTTGCTTCCGTCAAGGTAGTAAGTCAAAAGTTCTTGTTACAAAGAATGATATTGATTCATATGAAAAGAAACTTATGCTTGACTTCTGTTCAGTTATGAAGCAGATGAGTCCTGTTGTAAATGATGTTGTGTTTGTTGAAGACAGTCATTCCTGGAGAAAGGATCTATTACTTCAACAAGAATACAAAGGCAACAGGAAGAAAGTCCAAGACAATATTGACAAGAATGGTTTTGTGACAGTTATTCATAATTTTACTGAAACACTGAGAACACTTGGTGTTAAGGTGAGTCAGACTGAAAGAAGTGAAGGTGATGACCTTATTTACTCTTGGTCCGAGCACTTATTTGATGAAGGAAAGTCCAGTCTGATTTTATCAACAGACAGGGACTTGAACCAACTGGTTAAATGTGTGAATGATGTTCACATTATTCAATACAGTCCAGTTACTAATAAATTATTTGTTTCACAAAAGACAAATGATATTATAAAAGAACTTGATAAGACAAATGAGATCACACAAGAAAACTTGTTTAATGAAGTGTTTGTTGTATCAATTGAAAATAATCCTTTTGAGCGATTCATTGAATCAATGACTGTTGAAGTTGTTGATCCTGAAAAGGTGAGATTTATGAAGATTATTGGTGGAGATTCTTCTGACAATATCTATCCTGTTTATTTCAAGTCAGGAAATGGTGTGACAAGAAATAAAGGATTGGGACCCAAAACAGTGGAGAAGATTTATAATTCATTCAAGGAAAAACTTGGGTGTGAATTTGATTTTCATATCTATGGTCAAGAGGACACAATGAAAATGCTGTGCAATGTAATCTATGATGTTGCAAAGATTAAGGATGAAAATTTCACAAGAAGAATGCTTTTTGAGAACATCAAGACAAACACTTCACTTGTATCATTGACAAGTGAGAGTATTCCTGAAGATGTTATGGAGAATATGAATGAAAGTATCTTGGCTGAAAGTACCAAGCCATATTTGATCCTTTCAAAGATCACGAAAGATTACATTTTTTCAAATTCAAGGTTCAAAGATTATAAAGCAAGTATTCAAATCAAGAGCAGTGCCTTGAAGGGAATTAAGGATGATGGTGACAGAAGTTTTATAAAAGGATAATAAATGGAGTTATTTGAAGTATTAAATTGTTATTGTAACAGGAACTCTGGTGCAGTTTCTAAAGAGGATAAGAGAAAGTATTCTTTTATGCTTAAAAGACTTGTGAGTGCTCAATTTCCTATCCAGTGTGAACTTGTAAACAGACTGGATAGTGATCCTCTGGTTGATGCAGAAGTGGTTGCATTATTGATGATGAGATTCAATGGTATGCCACCATTTTTGAAAATGAGGGTTGATCAGAAAAAAAAGAAAGAGAGTATTAGGAAGTTCTATGAAGATGATGTATTGAACAAGTATATGGAAATCAATGAGTGTGGTATTCGGGAAGTTGAAGAAGCATACTCATTCAACAAGAAGGATATTGATACAGCAATGAAACTGATTAAAAGTACCTTCTTTAATAGTAAGGAAAAAATTATTGTGAATAGAGAAAAGAAAGTAAAAGAGAAATCATTATTTTAAATGTTATGGAAATTGAAACTAAATTTGATGTAGGTGAAGATTTATGGTTCATACAGGACAATGAAGTGTGTTCATCACCTGTTAGTTGTGTAATTGTGATATTGAAACAAAATAATCGTGAAGAATGTGGAGAAATAAAAAACCATATTCAGATTCAGTATGGCTTGGGTTTTGATTCTATAAAATATTTACCAGAAGCCGAAGTGTTTGAAAGTAAAGAAGAATTATTAAAATCATTATAACTATGAAAGTTAAGTTTAATAAGAGCATTGGAGATACTGTTTGGGTTATGAAGGATAATAAACCACAACGTGGTGTTATTAGTGAAATATCTTATACCAAGAGTATCAGTTGTTTTGATTTTGAAACAGTATCTGAACATGTTTATTTTGATGTTCTTTTCAGGGATAGTGGTTCTATAAGAACATTTGATGAAGATAGTGTATTTAATACAAAAAAAGAATTAATTGAATCTTTGTGATTTTTGTTATATTTAGATTGTAATTTGATTTATTAAAAAATAAAAAATGGCAGAAGAATTAAAGAAAGTAACTGACGAACAAATTAAAGAGTCAGTAAAAAGACTTAAAGATTTGCAAAATGCTCGTAAAGAAGTGGCAAAACTTAAAGGTGAACTCACCCAGCATGAAGAAGATTTGAAGAATGCTGAAACAATTTATGGTGTTGATTCTAAAGAATATAAAGTTCAAAAGGATCATATTGAGTTGACTAATACCAAGATTGCAGATGTTGAAAAGAAAGTTTCAGAACTTTCATTCAAGAAGTCAGAATTGAAACCAGTTCTTGATACTCTTGCTAAAAAATTTGAGGAAAATCTCAAGGCAGATACAATGAAAGATTACCACATTGAGATCACTACTACTAAAAAAGATGAGAATGGTAATCTTATTAAAGAACAAAGTGGTAATGGCAAGAAGGTGTTCAAGCAACTTTTAGATTACTTGTATCACAATGTGACATTCACACCAAAGACGGCAGCTAACCTTATGGTTCTTGTTAGGAACATGGAAGAGAATAAGGCATGGGTTAATTCAAAGGATTTTGATAATGTTATTCTGCTCCGTTCAGCAAGTGTCCTTTCTCTTTGGAGATTTATCATTGATGATATGAGTGGTAAGGGTTTCTATGAAGCCCGCACATTCCTTGAGTGCTGGGCAAATTGTGGTGATTCTATTTCAGAGGCAGTTCGCCAAATACAAAAGGATAATGAGGGTACCCGTAAAATTGGTTCACAACTCAACTCTATTGAAGATGAGTTTGACCGTAGTGAGGATGATCTTCCAAAGGAAGAAGAAACTTTGACTATACAAGAAGAAGTAGCACCTGAAGTTGCTGAATAAAAGATAGTTACAGGGGTGTTAAAATGATACCTCTGTAATTTTCATAAATAAATTGTATGTTTAACCAGGCTCCACATTTGTGGGATATTTAATAATAATTTAATAATGAGTATTAAAACTCAACAAGTAAAAATTTTTGAAAACTCTGATGTTTTAAATGCACAAGTTTTAGAAGTACCAGTTCATCAAGGTGAAAAGATTTTAAGTCATGAACCTTATGTTCCTGAAGCAATGAAGATGTATGACCGCTATTGCAGTCCAGAAGTAATGAAGAGTATTGTTTCTTATGAAGAGGCTGGTAATTTTAGGGATGTCTGCGAAGGATATGTTTCATCCTACAATGAAAAACAATCAACCGCCCAAATCTTATTGTCAAGTAAACACGAAATTATGGTTGACATCAATCCAAATGAATCGATTAATACTGGTGATAAGATCGATGTGGTTGTGACAAAGAAGAAAGGTCACTTCTCTGGTGATGCATCATCAAAGACAGCACAAGTAGAACGACTTAAACAAGAACTCATCAAACAAATTGACAATCCAACATCTGCTTACAATGCAACTGTAAAGGAAATTGTTTACAATTCTTCTAATGTATTTAATGGATTTATGGTTGACATTAAGGGTGTAAAATGCTTTATGCCAGGTACTGAATCTGATGTTGTTCCTTTGAATGATTTCAAGGAATTGGTTGGTAAGGATATGTATGTGATGCCAATCAATATGATTAAAGACAGTATCATTGTGTCACACAAGGAGTATCTGAATACTCTTAAACCAAGGGTACTTGACAAACTTGCTGATATTGAAAAAGGTACAGTTGTTACTGGTACTATTTCATCAGTTAAGAAATTTGGTCTATTCATTCTAATTGAAAGTTGTGTTGCCACACTTCTTTCTGTATCAGAAATGAATGAAGTTACTGAAAGCAAGTTCAAGGCAGGTGAACTTAAAGTTGGTGATAATATTGATTTCTATATTGATAATATCAGCGACGGTCGTGTAATCGTGACACAAACTGTCAGCAAGTCAGAAGGCTGGGATAATTTGAAGGAAACTGTTGCAAAGAATGAAAACTACAAGTTGAAAGGTGTAGTTAAGAATATCTTTGATAATGGTGTTGTGATCATCTCTGAAGAGTTCAATAACATTACATTCTTCTTGTCATCAAAGGTTGTTGTTCTTGATGACTTAAAGGTTGGTAATGAAGTTGTCCTTCCAGTAGAGAGTGTTGATACAGTTAAGAAAACTGTTAGATTGAAAATCAAGCAATAAACTTGATACATAATAAATTAGAGGTTGTTCATTTTTTGAATGACCTCTTTTTTCATAAATACTATATAAATATTATTTTGTTTATATGGCATTTTTAAGTGGTAAAAATAATAATTTTAGGTTTAAGTTTCCTAAATTATTTGTTCCAAAGGAAATAGAAGATAAATACTTACCAATTCTAAATAGGATCCCAGGTAATATGTGTACAAGTGTTTTGGATTTCATAAACTATTCTATAAGGTCAGTTGAACTTGAAGTTAGTCCAGAAGAGTATGAACCAATTGAACAGATTGACAGAGGTACTCCTTATGGAAGATTGTCAAGAACAGATTTCTTTCCAGATTTCTTGTGGAAAAAGAATATGACAATTACATTCCAACTGGATTCAGCATATATTATTTGGGCAATATTGACAGAATTGTTTACTTATTATTATTGTATAAAGGATAAATATCTTCCTGTAAGTCCAGGTATGCAGATATTAGATGCTTATGATAAAGTATTATATAGAATTGAGTTTGAGGATTTACTTTATACAAGTGTGAGTGGACTTGAATTTGACTTTAGCTCAAATGAGATTGATCAAAAAATGATAACTACTACTTGGAGAGCAAACAAGATAAATGTAAAATTAGAACCATCAAGAGTATAATAATATATTAACCTAAATATAGTAAAATATATAAAAATATTGATTTGTATTTTCACATATAGTAATATATAATTTATATGTTATAAAGAAATATAATAAATGCAATTAGTAGAACAACATATAATCAAGAAGTCAAATCCAATTTTTAGTGAGTTGGATAGAATGACTTTTTTGTCCAAAAATCTCTACAATCAAGCATTATATCAGATAAGACAAGAATATTTTAATAAAAATAAGTATTTGAAATATAATGATTTAGCAAGAAAATTTTCAAGTGAAAAACAAGTTGATTACATTGCTCTTCCAGCAAAAGTAAGTCAATGGGTATTGAAACAGGTAGATAAAAACTTTATATCTTTCTTTAATTCAATTCATTCAAATAATATAATACATAAAGTTCATATTCCAAGGTACTTGAATAAAAATGGTAGAAACTTACTTACTTTTACAAATCAGGCAATTTCAGTCAAGGAACTGAAACAAGGTTATCTCAAATTGAGTGGGTGTGAAGGGAAAATACCAGTGATACACAAGAACATAAATCAGGTCAGAGTTGTTCCAAAAAACAATTATTTTGTTATTGAAGTTATTTATAATCAAGAAATTAAACCTAAAAAACAATCAAATAACTTTGTTGGTATTGATCTTGGATTGAATAATCTTGCAACCATTGGTGGAAATAACACAAAACCAATGATTGTCAATGGTAGACCATTAAAGTCAATAAACCAATACTATAATAAACAATTATCTATCTTAAAATCTAGACAAAATACTTGTAAAAATAAGAATGTTAATTCATTGAAAATAAAACAATTAATCAATAAGAGAAACAATAAAATAAAGGATTATTTACATAAATCAAGTAGAATGTTGGTGAATCGGTTAGTTTCTAATAATGTGTCAGTTATAGTAATAGGACATAATAAGGAGTGGAAACAAGACATTAACATAGGAAAGATAAATAATCAAAAATTTGTACAAATACCTTATAATCAATTCATTAATATGATTACTTACAAGTCTGAACTTGAAGGAATCAAGGTGATTCAGAGAGAAGAAAGTTATACTTCAAAGTGTTCCTTCTTGGATAATGAATTAATTTGTAAACATGAAACTTATCAAGGAAATAGGATTAAAAGGGGATTGTTTAGAACTAGTACAGGTAGATTAATCAATGCTGATCTTAATGGTGCGTTGAATATTTTAAAGAAAGAAATCCCAAATGCCTTTAATGAAGGATATGGGATAGAGGTGTGTAGTACACCATTGGTTTTAACCATAAAATAATTGAATGGGATATTTTTCTATACTAATTATAACTATAAGATTATGAAAAAAACAATAACATTAGATAAAGTATTTGTTGGTGACAATGTTGATATTAAATTAAAGGATGAAGATCAATTACGTAATTTTTATGATATATCAATAAATCCTGATAGTAAACATTTTGGTTCACAAGATACAGATGTAGATGTTAAGATTAATTTAATTGGTCATAACGTTGATATACCAATAGTAAAAAATGTTTGTGATGAAAATGGTGAAAAGATTCAAAATTATACTACATCAATAAATGGTAAAAATTTTGGTGATCATACATGGCATGGAAAGTATGGTCAATATATTGATGAAACATCTGGTCAAACGAAACTTGTATATAAAGTTGGTTCTAATGGATATAAAACATATACAAACGAAATAGACAATTTTATTGTAAGTGCTCATTGTAACCCTAAAAATGGATTTACACTATGTGGTGAAGTTACTTTAAAAAGAGGTGCAGATACAACAAATAAAAAGATATTACAAGTTATTAACTATAATAGGATTTGTGACCAAATTGTTGATTCTTCAGGTAAGCAATATGATCCAGATAAGAATGGATATATATCAAAAGATGTTACTAAAGATGAACAGTGTAAAATAACACTGAAAAGATGGAATAATGAAGAAACCATTACAATAGATACAAGTCATGAAATTAGACAGTATAATATGGAGTCATTGAATAATGACATTAAGATAATCTATAATCATAATTATATCAAGAATGGTGCAGTAGGAAAATTGATTATAGATGAAAATACTTATATTCAATCTAATACTATTTATACTACATTTAAAAAACTTGATATTAACTTTGAATATGAACCAGAAATTAAAAAGTATTTAAATGTCACATTTGAGTATACTGATTTTCAAGATAAATCAACAGCACCATCAATAACTGAAGTTGATGAAGGGCTTCCACCAAATTCTCCTGATGGAAAAGAGACGTCTGATGGCACAAAGAATCCAGATACAGATTTGAAGGATGGTAGTACATCTGGTGGAGATGGTGGTTCCAGTATTGGAAATGTCTTAGAAACTGCTATGACAAGTGGTGGTACAGGAAGTGCAGGAAATGTTGTTGAGTATAATTCTTCTGATGGAGTTTTGTCTATATTGAATAATTGCAAATGTTCAAGAAGAAAAGGAGTTATTAAATTCAATGCAATAGGATGTAATGAGAGAGATATTTATTTATCACAAAATGGTGCTCCACTATGGATAGAGAGTGGAAGAAATAATTATGTGAAAGAAGTTACAATTAAGGATATATATAATTTAGGTCATGCAAGCACATTTGGTTTTACTTTATATACAGGAACAAATGAAACTGGATGTGTATTACAAAAATTTAAAGATTATACTAAATTGAAAATGGAATACACAGTAACCAAGGAAAATGACCCAACTGTTAAGGTAAATAATCCCCCAACACTCTATAAATATGGGGATAGTGGGAATATTATAATAGGTATTCCTGACAACGTTTCAAGCAAATATTCTATAAAGTATCAAATTAAACTATATTATGATAGTAATGGTAACAATAAGTGTGATACTGATAATGAAAGTTATGTTACTATAACTATTATTCAATCTGGATATGACCAAGGTTGGTCATAAAAAAAAGAGAGGACAAAAGTTCTCTCTTTTTAATTTTTATGAGTAAATATTAATCATTGAAGTTTTCATAACAGAATGATTCAAATGACATTACATTTTCATTGAAAGTAGTCAATTTATAGATCGTTGAATTGATGTGACCAATAAAGTCATCAATTGCAGAATCAAGTTCACTATGCTCACCAAGAATATGTTTGTTTTGCTCAACAAAGTTTTTCAAAGCAATTAAGTATTCAGGTTCAGTTTTACCCTCACCTGATATAGTGTTTACAAATGGTTCATCAACAACTCCACAGATACCTTGATATTGTTCAATGATATTATCAACATCATCAAGAGCATTACCATAAAATTCTTCAAGTGCAAGATGAATATGATGTTTTCTTGTTTTGAGATGGTATCTCCAAGTGATTGTTACACACTCTTGAATTGTTCCAAAGAATGAACCTAAAGAAATTGTTGTATTTTGAATTGGTTCTTCTTCTGTTGCTGTAATAACGTCATCTGTAGGTGCTAAAGTTGTATCCATAGTGTCATCCACTACAGGATCAACAATAGGATAATTAGTTAATATTTCATCTTCTTCCATAATAAATTATATTTTAGTATATCTATATTTATGGTTTGTCATTTAGATCAATGTCAATATCCATTAATTCTCTTGAGTCAAGTAATAATTTTTGTGTAGTATAATCTTCATATTCTTTTTTGAATGTATTGTACATCTTATAGTTAGCATCTTTACTTACTACAAAGATGTTTCTTGATACTTCATAATTATTATAATTATTATCTTGTAAGTTTAATTTTACAGTGTAGTTTCCTTCTTCTTTAAGAAGTAATGTAAAATATTTTCCAGAATATGTTGCAGAATGACCAGTATTATTATTGATTATAGTCCAAACAGGATTAATTTTACCAACAATCTTACTATATTCATATCCAAGTAAGAACCAAGTATAAGGTTTTACATCAACACCATTGTGAATGTATCTTACATATTTGAGTGTCCAGTCATCAGAATCAGAATCTTCATCCATAAGATAACTCATCTCATAAGTCAAGTTGTCTGCAAGATACCATTCTTCATTCATATTTGCATTGAAATATGGACCTGTGTTTGTCATATCACCTTTTACAGAATATGTAGGCATTGACATATCTTTAATGTTGTCTTGTGAAGTTCTTTCAGCAATGGCCCAACCAAGCATATTCTTCAGTTTCTCTTTTACAAAAGCAATCATGTATTCATTTTCATCAGTACCATCTGAAGTGAGTTCTGGTTCATATTTGACTTCATCTGAAAGTTCTCTTGCATCATAATAGAAACCTTTTAATTCAACATTGTATGGTTCAACTTTAATACATTTTTGTTTTGTCTTGATATATTTGTCATCAATAATCAAAGAAACAGTATAATAACCAATATAAGGTAATTTGACAAATATTTTTTCACATTCTTCAAGAGTTCCTTCCTTAGTAAAAGTCCAGTCTTTATAGTCATATCGTTTAATCTTTCCTGAAATTTTCAGGTCATCATCAAGTTGATCTGATGACATTGTGATTACCCATTTTAATTTCTTTCTACCAAATGTTCCAATATTTGTGAATGTAAGATCTTCATCTGCTGTTGCAGTTTCATCTTCTTTTAAAGTGTATCTGATTATATTGACTGTAGCAGTTCCTGATTTTGCTTTATAATTTTTAGTTTTTTCTGCATACCAATATACAGATACTTTACCTATAGGCATACCTTGCTCTGTTGGAACAAGAGTAGAACCCTTTTCTTTATAGTTAGATTCATCTAATTTTACTGTTGTTGAGTAGTAAATTGTTGGTGATTCTTTGAATGGAATTTTTGTAACAACAAGTTTCCTACAAGATCCATGTTGGATAGTTAATTTGTTTCCAATAATAAGACCTGGTTGGTCATCTTCATTTACTGTTTTATCAGTATATAAATCACCACCAATAAATGGATCAGTTTCTGTTTCAGATGGAATATCAGGGTTAACTTCAACAAGATTTACAAATTTATATCCAAAATTAAAATCACAATCACCAAATGTTATACTATCAAATGTAGTATTTGTCAATACAACTTTGGCAGATGCAGGTGCAAATGTATCATCTACATCAAATGTGTTTTCTTGAATATAATATTTGTTATGAACATAATCATAATATCTTTCATATAATTTTGCAGTTTCAAGATTTGTAGGTTTATCATAAGTTACCAAAGTAACTTCATCATCTTTAAAATCTGAAATTGGTTTAGAATATATATCTGAAAGAATATTAAATTGCCTGTTTGTATTTTTTTCTATAGCAGTATCATCAGTTGTTGTTGATTTATATCCTTGACTTTTAACTATATAATTATCAAAATATCGATCATCTGTGATATGTAAATATTTACTTGGAGTTACATTGAAGTTTGCTTTGAGTGGTCTTTCTGTAACATACATATCATATTGAACATTAATTTTTTTGATAAGTTGTAAACCAAAATAATTTGCCTCACCAATAATATCAATAATTCTGGTATTACTTGGCATAAACTCTTTGTTGAGTTTTTTCTTCAGTGCATATAACTTGATTAATGCCTCTTCAATGGTATATGTGAACTCTTCCTTCATTATAGGAAGTTCCCAATCATCTACTTTACCTGTAGGTGTGTTGATTGAATATACAAGAGCAATTTTACTTGCTTTTTTGTAATCCTTATTTGGAAGGGTAATGTTTCTTGTGCCGACTCTTAATGTTTCTTTCTTGGTTAGACTATATCTTGATGTATGATAAACTTTACCAAAGTTTTCATCTTCAGTGTTTACATTTCTCCAAAATTCAATGATACCTAAATTATCATATCCAAAAAATTTAATTGCATTAATAAGAGCCTTATATGATCCAACATATGGATATATATTATGACCCTCAAGCATCAATTCTTTTCTTTTCTCATTAAGTAGTTGATAATCAGGTTTGTATTCTTTTATATCACTTTTATAAAAGATTGCTTCATCTTCAGGTGTGATATTATATCCAAGATTCTTGTTCCATATTTTTAATCTTTCATCTTCCTCAACAGTTTCAGCAAAGAACTTTATTTTTGCAATGATGTTGCCATTTTGATACATAACAAGAGTTCTGTTATATGTAGATTCATCATATTTCTCATCCGCTAAAAATGCAACATGAATAGGGAGTGGATTTAATTTAGGTCTTTCTGGATCAAGTACATCTGTGCAATTGAGATTTGAATACTCAAGATTAATTACATATTCATCAAATCTGTTGACAAGAAGGGTATTACAATCTGGACCATCATTTAGAACATAGTTTAAGGCAGATGTGTCTTTTACAAGATATTCTTCATCAAAATTGAACATAAAGAACTCATCAACAAATGTATTATTATGTTCCCATTTGAAAGAAATATTTTCTGGATAACCTTTTAAGTTGGCTCTTGGGAAAAAGAAAGATTCATTTCCGTTGACTGTACCTTTTTCTAGAACATAGATTGAAGTGTTGGCATATAATCCAACACTTACTTTTGGAAGATAAATAAAACCTTCCCAATATCTTTGTCTTTCATTCCAGTTGAAATTTAGATTATAACCGTCTTTATCAAAAAATTGTAGATTTAAATAATTCATTAGTTAATTCTTTTATAATCTTTTCTTACAGCATAGTTGTTGAAGTTTCTTAGATATTTAACACTATTAATTAAGTGTGCCATAAGTCTGTTTAAATAAGGAAACATATCTGTCATATTAGGATTCTTTTGAAGATATTTACTTGTACTATCTTCAAATAAACTATTTTCATAACGGTATCCCTCATGTAATGTTTTCCAATTCTTTTCGTGTATTGTATTGAATACAGAAGGATAACCTTTATATTTTATGATATTAATGTCTGTATTTTTAGAAGTATCCATTTATTAAGAATTGTTTTGTAATAATGTTGTTAATTTTCGTTGCATATTCATATTGTAATATGAATTATCAACCTTGTCTATAAAGAATATATTCAATGGACCAAGTTTTCCATCTTCAGGTGTTTCTGTATAGTAGTTTCCATCTCTATCTTTCCATCCACCTTTGACTATAAACAGTTCATTATCTTTGATTTTAAGATTACCAAAATCATCAAACCCAAGTCTAGGATCTTGATTGTAACTTAAATTTACCCTTTCTTGTGAATCAACATATTCAAGTCCATCTCTTACTTGCTTTTTCTTATAGTAATATCCATTATCTATAGCATCTTCATTTTCTTTATTAACAAAGAATACATCACAAGTATCAACACCATCAATTCTTTCTACAATTGCTACAATGTCTGAGACTGGAATAATATCAGTTCTGTTGATATTTAGGAAGTATGTACTTAATTTAGATTTAATATTTGACTTTATTAATGTTTTGTCAATATCTTCAAAGTATCTTACTATGATATTAATCACAAATTTTCTAATAACAGGGTCAACCATAACAACTTCTGAATTGATTAACATTCTACCTGAATTGTCAAGTGCATTAATAATAGACTCCTTTTCAACATTGTTTAATAAGAACTCATTTGTTGGTAGTTCAAAATAATCTTGTGTTGAAGTCAACTTCTTTTTCATATTTGGAATGATCCTCAAATATGTGATGTTGTCATCATAAAGGTCATTATCTTCTTTTGTATTGTAAGCATATACAGATGAATACTGATTATATTTAGAAAGATAACTGATATAGTTTTCAGGGGTTGCTAAAACAAATGATTTACTTGTTCGTGGTGCAACCAATCTTGTAAATTCAGGATCCTCAAAGTTACTACCAAGCATTGGTGGTGTAATTGTTTGAACTGAAAGAACTTCATCAAGTTCAATTGAGTTACCATATTCGTCTGTACCAGTATCATCAAAACTATAAGTCAAATTGGTTGATTCAGAGTTACCTGATGCACCATCAGTTTTGATATAGGTTACAGCAATTGTAGCACCAGCTGGTGGAATTTTACCAAAAGAACCATTACCAAAGAATATTGAAAGACCAGTTGTTACTGATGATTTAACAATGAAACACTCTGCATTATCATCAATTCCATCATCCGCTGGCATATCATAAAGACTTTCAACCCTTTTCCATTCTTTGCCATTTACGGTGACGGCGACATTATCGTGGTCAGTCATAATGTTACTGGTGATAGGATTATATGATTGAAGTGCAGTACCATCAGATGTGAATGTCTGTGTTTCAGGTTCACCTTGCATGAAGTTTACATTAACATATTCAGCATCATCGATTTTCAATCTGATATAATCAGATGGAAGATTTAAGAAGTAAGAACAACCAGTTTCTGTGATTGTGAATCTTGTGAAATTATGGATGATTAAATAATTACCATCAATCAAGTCTGATGATGTATTAACTTTAATCGCCAGCATACCATAGGCACTACCACCCCTGTATGCATTGTGTCCAGTCAATTGTGCCAGACCATAGATAGTTTCAATATTTTGAGCAGTACTTATATTAAGTTCTTCTGCTGTATGAGATATGTATGTGAATATGAGTTCAGCCATATTTGCAATGACTGTCAATAATTGACCAAATGGAGATGCAGAAGTGAACACATGTGCTGTTTGATTATACTTGCTGTTCAAGAATACCACAGCCTGTTCCATTAATTCACTTGCTTTTAATCTTGCTTTACTAAGAAACATATATTGCTTAACCTTTGATATATAATTTATTTATGACAAAAAAGAAGTGAGAGGATTGGCCTCTCACCATTTACACTAAATAACTTGCTACCTTTTGATTGTCTATGACTAGATCAACTATCATAGCAACATTATAATCCCATTTTACAAATTGTACTTCTACATCAACATGATATGTGCCATCAAGGTAAATAAATGATTCAATTTGTTCTCTCACAATTTGTTGTATGTGTGATTCATTGTAAGTTGTTTCAAATAAGTATCTACTTAAATTACATCCAAAATCTGGCATACAAAGAACCTCACCTTTGTTTGTGAACAAAATTAAATCTACCTGCTGTATGATTTCTTCCAGTTCATCTGATATTTCAAGTCTACTGCTATCATACCTTGGTTCTTCTCGTGGTATTGCATATATATCTCTTAACATTATTGAATTTCATTTACATTATTTTTTTCTACATTGTCATCAATTTCAGCCATTGATGTGAGAATTGTTGTATTTCTTAATGATCCACCTTTCATTGTTCCTCCCATTTTACCAAGAGCACCAAAAACATGGCAGTCAGTTAATTTGATGTTTCTACTGATGAAAGAATCTTTGAACTTACTGTCCTTGCAGTTTGCGAAACCAAATAAGTTACAGTGGTTGATCGTTGATTTATTGATTTTAGTGTCATAAATGTCACAATCTTTAATAGAACAGTTCTCAAGTTCACTATCAACAATATCAACACCAGACAAGTGATAACATTTCTTCAGTTCAAGATCCTTTAACTGAAGTTTTGAGATGTCAGTATCATAATTGATTTTTGCAGTCTTGATGTTATTTCTAATTACAATATCAAAAAGTTTATCCTTTATTGAAGGATATATGACATTAATGATTGAAGTATCATTATCAAGGTCAGCAGTCAATTTGATTTTTTGATATTTCTCTTTGAATAGCTCATAGCAAGAGAATGAATCAAAAATGTCTTTATAGTTTTCTTCCATTTCATCAAGCTGCTTTTGCTCTTCTTCTGTGTACTGGGTATATGTTGATGCATTATAAAGAGTTATAATGGTGTGATTAATACACTTGATTAGTTCTTCCCATTTTTTTCTGTAGTTGATTTCTTCTGCATACTTGAATGTGATATAACCAAGTGTTACTGTATTGAAGTTTAATCCATACACTTCATTCTCTTCATATTTTAATGAATCAAGTTCTTTTTGAACATATTCAGTACAAGACTCTAAATTTCTTGGTTTGATGTCTGTAAGTCTCTCAAGACTACCATCTGTTGTTAAGTTTTTAATATTTTTTAGAATATAATCTTCTTTGAACTCCAGTACAAATTTCATTACATTTAATTGTGATATGTCACAGAAATCTGGATCAAAGCCAATACGGAAATAAAGATATGAGTTTTTAATCTCTTTGAGTCCTTTCAGGAAATCAAGAATTTTTGGCATAATAAATAATGCTTCAAAGTAACTATACATTGGAGTCTTTATTTCATAGAAGTTTCCATCTTGTATCATTACAGCGGTATTATCTGTAGGTTCAAGAAGTTTATATTCAATATTAGAGAATGTAACTTTCCTGTTCAAGACATTTTTAAGTTGTTCCAATAAAACGTTTTCATCATCTGTAAATTGACCTTTAAATTCAAAACCAATTTTTGAATTTCCTGTAATGTAGTCATTTTGAAATAAATTCTTATCCATAACTTATATAAACCTATTATATAGTATTTATGAAAAAAAAAGAATACCTAATTGGTATTCTTTATACTTTAGATATTATACAAGTCAAATGTTTTGCCATTTTCATCCAAACAAGACATTGAAATTGTTCCTGTGTATTTTTTTGGATGTAAAATCCTGTGAGCACCAGCGATTCCAAAATATGCAATTTGTGTACAAAATGCAAAAGCATTATATGATTTACCTTTTGAATCAACTGGTTCAAATTTCCAGAAGTTTGAACATAGGTCTAAAATTGCATTTGCTTTACAATCAAATCCATCATCAGGATTTGCCCAATAGAAACTTCTTGATACATTTTCAACAATTAGTTGAAACATCTTTGCCAGTTTGTCACTGGCAACTGGTTTTTCCATTTGTTTTTCAAGTTTGAGTGCTTCTTCTGAAGATAAATCACCACAATTTACAAGTGATTTGACTTTATTCTTATCATATACTTTTAAATCTTTTATCCATTGACTTCTCTCTGGCATATATCCAAGTTCTAAAAGTTTATTGTGTTTTTTTATTTCTTCAGGATCATCACTTTCAAATGGTTTAACTGTAGAATCAAAACCAAATGAAACGGCATGGTCATAACCTTTTGTGATACATTTTAAAATTTCCTGTTTTAGTTCTTCACTATCTAGATAATTTTTCTTCTTTGTCATTTATTAAGTATTATATATTTATATGTGAGCTGTCCATAAGATAAAGAATTATGAACTTCTTGGGTTGAACCACTTAGTGATTCATATCTCCACAAGCGTCAATTTCCGCTGTTCCTACGGTATTATGTTTTTTTAGTTATATTTTTTATATTATATCCATTAATATTCAATTCATATATTAAAATATAACAAAACGCAAAAAAGTGGGATTTTCTAAATCCCACTTTAATAGACTATTTAACTAATTCTAAATTCTTTTTCGGAGCAATAATTTCTTTTTTATCTTTATAACAAGTAACTAAAGATTCATCTTCTAACTGTCCAAACTCTGTCGCTGAAACCAATACCTTGTCTCCTTTTTTTAATCCTTCAACTGGTTTAATGACAGAAACTTCAATATAACCATTCTTTAGCATTTTATTTTTGTCATATTTAAGAAATTCTGGATTGCCAGGTTTTTCAAGGTATGTTTCAGTTATAAACTCATTGAAACTTTTAACCTTTCCCATAATTACTCAACATATGTTTCTTGAAGTTCTTTTTCAAACTTCCTAATTTCACTTTCTACAAGTTCAAGAGCTTCTTTCAATTGTTCATTGTTTTCAGTTTCTTGCATACCTTGAATAAGTTGTGCTCTCTTTTCACCAAGGAATGAAAGAGTATCTCTTAATTCAAATCTCTTTGAATCAAGAATTGCTTCTTCCTCACCTTCTTCTTTGAGTCGTGACTCAAGAATTTTAGTAGCATCATACTTCATAAAGTCCTTAATTGATTCACAAGCATCAGTAGCAGATGTGTAAAGAGTCATTTCATTGATACCCATAGGGATATTAACTTTGTTTACATAGATACCTTCATTTACATTAATGATTGTTACAAATACACCTGCATAATTGTTGTTTTTGATAGTGGTGATGGGATCATCAAGTTCTGTAAGCATGTCTTTTGATTCAAAGAGCTTAACAAGTTTTTCACAATCATTGATTGTTTCACGATCAAAGATACCACATCTCTTTAATGATTCATTGATGTCAAGGATTGACATTTCATTGATGTTATCAAAACCAGTAAGACCAAGTTCATCAGTCTTGCAGTTATATTCAAGTACATTGTTATTCTTACCAAAATATACAAGTCTGTCTTTATCAGCATCATATTTCATCAGTGAAAGACCTTCAAGTACATTAAGATACTTTCTATCAGTTACTACTGCTTCTTCAATGTGTTCACCATCAAAGATGTAGTCCTTTCCATTGAGATTGAAGATTCTCTTTTCACCATCAACAAGCATTGGTGAAATACTTTTAACAATAGAGCAGTTAGAGTTTTCATAAATTTTCTCATCAAATTCTCCTTGTTCAGCCTTTTCTTCAGCAACGATTGTACCAAGAAGTTGTTTTGCATTAGCATTCCAAGAATTTTCAAGAAGAACATTCTTCAATGCGAGTCTTACATTATCTTCATCAATAAGTACATCTACAAGACTTTCATAAAGATTGTCATATGCAGGATTTGTTGTTTGTGTAGAAAGACTGCGAGCAAAGTTTGCAGTTACATAACTCCATTTGTCAGCAACAAATGATTCAGCGATCATATTCCTGAAATCAGAAACTGGCATCAGGTAATCATAATTTGTGAGGTCACGGTAAAGACCTTCTGCCACATTATATTTAATAACTGGATTTACGAGTGTATCATTAATCTTATATCCAGCTTTAATTTTTTCATCCAGTACAGTCTTGTCATCATTGGTGATTTGAAGCTGTGCCATACCATTCTCGATAATTCTTTTTGCATTTGATGCAGAGTAAGCAAGACTGTTGTCAGACTTCATCTCTTCAAGTGTTGACATTGCCTTTTGTGACTGAATGTGCAATTTTTGAAGCGTTAATTTCATATCTTTATTCTCTTTTACAATATTTATATCTTTATTAATTTGAGCAGTGTGCTTGTTATAATAATCAAGATGTGATTCAATCATTTCAGGAATCATACCCAACTGCCACAAAGATTGTTTGATGACATCATCAGATTGACCAGTTTTCTTAAAACTGGCAATCAAGTTAATCAAATTAGTATTTATATTATCCATAATCAGATATTTGTTATATTAGTATTTATGAAAAATTAAAGTGATGCGAGTGGATTGTCATTTTTATCATCTCCACCATTGTCATCATTATTGTTATCATCATCCTTTGAATTTTCATTGTCATCCTTGCTGTCCTCTTTTTCAGGTTTGTCTTTGTCGTTTTTTTTCTCATCTGAATCATCAGATTTGTCCGACGATTTATCGCCGTCGTCTTGCTTGTCTGATTTCTTGTCTTTCTTTTCATCATCTTTGTTATCAGACTTGTCAGATTTTTCAGCAGCATCTTTGGCATCCTTTACCTCATCCTTTACCTCATTCTTTGTGTCCTTGAGTTCTGATTTAATGTCAGTAATTGATTTCTTGAGATCCTTAATCATATCCTCAATAGATTTGAGTTCCTTCTTCTCTTTCTTTTCATCTTCAACCTTCTCATCCTGCTTCTTGAAATCAGCAAATGACATTGCCTGATCAAGATGGGGTGCATCAATATTTAATTCAGGAGTCTTGATTGTTTTTTGCACATTCTCTGGTGCATTTTTAATATCAAGTGTGTTGATGTCTTTCTTGTGGATTGCGTCAAGATATGATGAGAATGACATATCTTTTTCTTCTTCTCTTGTTGAAACCTTATCATTGATTTTATCAACCACCTCATTGAAAAGTCTTACAACACCTGGTGACATTACAAGTGACTTGTAATCATCTGGTTTCTTTGACTTGAAACTACCAAGTAGAGTCTTGAAAATAGATTTGAACTCTGGGTTCTCTTTAAGTAATTTCTTTGTGGTTTCATTTGAAATTTTGTCCAGATCAACATCAAATTCTGTATTGATCGCTTCTTTGACTATATCATTTGTGTCAACATCAAAGTCATCAAGAAGTGATTTTCTGTATTTGATATACCTGTTGAAAAGTTTATAGAATAATTCAAGATACCTTTGTGCATCATCATCACTCTTTAAGATGATTGAGTCCATATCTTGACTAGTCATAAAGACTGTAAAGTCAGACAATAATACATCAGTATTATCTTTGAAACCCTTATTAGACTTATTCTTCATAATGAGATTAGTCATATAAGGGTCAATGAGTTTAGCAGATATTGGTTTTGTTATGCCATCATCAGAAATAAACTTAAAAATAAAACCATCAATAGGTGCATCGAATCCATCATTTTGATAAAGGGAATGTGTTAAATTTGGATTCAACAATGTTATAATAAATCTTGAGAATGATTCTTTACTTGTATTGTTTTTAAGATAATCATTCAATTGATCTTTTTGATATTCAGAAAGATAACCCTTAAATATAGGCTCTTGGAAAGCAATATCAAACATTTCTGCCCAAGGTCTCAAATCATCTTCGTTATCAATCTTAGTACCGCCTGATGTGATAATGCAGGACAATACAAGATTGTTCTTTGGTAAAACTGAATAGTTGATGAAACTTGGTTGGTGATTAGGGAAATACTTGCAGACAAATGTCCAGTTACCTGGAATCTTATCAATAATAATTTTACTTAAATTATTTAAGTATGTCATACCATTTGAATAGAAGTTTGTCATAACTCTATCAGCAACTGTAATCTCTTTTTTGTTTGATCCTGAACCCTTATAGAAAGTCAGTTTTCTGTTCAAATCCATTTCAGATGTAATCCTTTTTTGAAAAGATAATGTCGCAGCATTAAGTTTTTCAGTAACAATTACCTCTTTGTTTAATAGATTATCAAGAAATTCCTGTCCTTCTGAATTAAGTATGTTTTGTAAACTAATCATATATCTTTTTTTGGAATTAAAATATATTATTATACTATATATATTTATGGTATTATTTCATTAGTTACTTTATGGTTTTCCTATGTATTAAGCCCTCTGTCAAGTCTTTTTTCTTTAAATCTTCAGCTGATCTCACTCTCATTGGTGATTGGTGTGTGTTTGATTTCAAAGTAGGATCATCAATGTCATACATATACATTGATTCATCAATATTTTCCATAACTCCACCAACATGCATACCGAATACACCAAAGTCATCAGGTCTGTATTCAATATATCCGCTTCTTCCATATTCACTTTCAGGCATTGCTTCAAGAAGTTCATCAATTTCACAAAGAAGAAGTCCATTCTCAAATGCTGGTATAAATGATTTCATTTCAACACTGAATGATGTTGAAAATTCTTTTTTATCACTTAATCCAAACTCTTGTGGTATTTCGTGGTTATAATCTGCCGGAACAGTTATACATGCATCCACATTGAACATTCCATAATCAACTTTGAAAAAGTTATTGTTCTTATAGATTTTTGAAATGATACATTCTGTAATTTTGAATAATTCAATATTATTTGAACATATAACTTTACAATCAAAAGATAATATGATTGGTATCCATTCAACATTAAGATATAGTGTCCTCATTTTACCATGGCACTCTCTTACAATCTTTGTCCTGTTATATTTGTTTGTTTGTTCAGCATTATTGATTGTGAATCCAGTTAAGTTTGCTATACATCTTGGAACACTCTCATAGTCACCGAATGCTTTTCCCTGCTCAAGGGCATCATAATAAAATTCATCTTTCAGGAATCTTTCACCACCTGTAATAGAATATAGGCATGGGACATTAATTCTTTGTAATTTATTATTGTCAAGGCGATTGTAAATACAGAGTTTCTTGCTCATTTCTGCAAGGAAACAAACAATCATACTTCTGGTAAATACATCATCCTTATTATATTTTTTGTTATAATCACTCATTATTCTTCCTCATCAATATCTTCTTTAACATCTTCTTTCTCATCTTCTTCATCCTCTTTGATTTCAGGTCTTACATAACCAGCATCTTTCAATGCCTTATCAACTCTTTCAAGACTTTCTTTATCATTAGGATCAATACCGAGTCTTTGTTCAATATTATTTGTTCTTTGATTGAGATCATCAATTTGTTTCTCAATGTCCATATCAGCAAAATCTCTATTTCTTTTGGCAACTCTCGAGTCAAAATCTTCATCTTCACCATCATCAATTTTGATGTAACCAGTAATTCTTGGGTTATAGTCAGCAACCATATTTTTGGTGAGGTAGTTGATATAGTCTTTTTGTTTTCCTCTCAACTTGTAGTCAAGAAGTTCCCTCCAACCAATTTTTCTCTTGGCTCTTGATGTATTAAGATATTTGATGACATCTCTATCAAATGCAAGATGTCTTGCAAGGTCTTGAACGATTTCTTTTTCAGTTTTCATTTCAAGCAATAAGAACTCATTATAACTTTTTATAGTATTCATATTGATTAATATATAGTATTATAATGTATTTATGAAAAAAAAGTGGGATTGAAGATTAACCCCACTCAATGAACAAAAATAAAAATTAAAAATACTAATTATTTAGTATTCCAAGATATTGTGTTTCTTTTACAGATGCAATTCGCCATTCATCCATATCACCTGAATAATAATTTTTAGCTATTTCATTTGCCTCTTCTGAAGTCTTTGCGTGTACAATCCACTTGTCATTCCACTTTTCCATCTTTGGATTACCTGCACGATCTTCTTTGTCTGTTTCTCTTTGTCGTTTAACAACTACTTCAAAATACTGAACTTCTACTTCTTTTGCCATAATATAAAAAATTAAAATAATTTTACATTGTTATTTAAAATCTCATTTGGAAGTTTACTCACTTCCTTTAAATCTTCAAGAATTTGTAACTGTAAGTAAGAACTTAATCTCTTCCACATTGTTTGTAGACCAATTCCACAATACTCACATACAAGAACAAATATTCTTGATAGAGAGTAATCTCTCTTCATTCTTGCATAGCAATAAATTATAATGTCATTTACTACTTGATAATTCACTGATGTCTTTTCATCTCCTAATAGTAACTCTTTGTATTTTGAGTTTTCAATCACTTTTTGAAATGCCTTTTCAAACTCAACATCTTCATATAAAGTGTTACTACTATAATAATGAGGATCAATAGTTATTTTATCATTTGAGAATTTTTCAGAGTAATCAACTTGATTCCAGTTGTTATTCTTAATTTTTAATGTTCTGGAAGTTTTGATTCTTTCTTCAACTGTTTTATCTCCTGATTTTTTTGTAAAAATGTCCACACCATCTTCATCAAGGAAATTTCTTTTATCTACTGCTATGTCATCATCATCTAAAACTTTATCTAGGTTTTCCCATTCATCATTAATCATTATTAAAAAATTAATTTCATTTGTAATAAAAATAACAAAAAAATCGGAATTGTTTTTGTTATGTTTTGTATGAACAAAGCCCACCTTCTAAAGTGGACATACATTAAATTTAGTTTAACAATGTTATTGGACATATTACAAGACAGAAATAACCTCCAGGTGTCTTACTGGGGTGCTGATGGAAAGACTCATATTGAGGTCATTAATATTCCAGATGAAGAACAATACATCTGGCTGACTTCACCAAAGAACAAGAGGGATATTAAGGTTAAGAACAAACAAAATTGGGATGGGAAACCAGTATATAAACATAAGGTGATCCCATCAAAGGAAAGACTTAACCGCTACCGTCAATATGAGATTCTCGATTCCTTGCCACAAGAAATAAAGGACAAGATTTTCGCATATAATATTCCAGAGATGTTCTTTATTGATATTGAGAACATGATGCAGTCTGGAAAACCAAATCCAGAAAAACCTGATAAACCAATTACTGTTATTGGTGTATGCTGTCCAAATGACACTATTATGGTTCTTTCTGGTGGTTTTAATCTTACTCAAAAACAACAGAAGAGTATTCAGAAAAGAATTGATGATCACTTTAAACAGGTGAATAGAAAGTTTAAGTTTGTGTTCAGATATTTCAAGACTGAATATGATATGCTGTATTTGTTCTTCCATAGTCTGATACCAAAGATGGCACTGATGACTGGATGGAACTTTGAGGACTATGACTGGAGATATATGTATAACCGAGCAAAGATACTTGGCATTGACCCAGCAATGGCATCTCCATCACATATTCTTATTGGTCAAGTTGATAGACCTGCCCATGTGGGTCTGATTGACTACTTGAAAGCATATAAGAAGTGGACTTGGAACTCAAATGAAAATTATAAGTTGGATACAATCGGTGAGAAACTTTGTGGTATCAAAAAAGTTCCACATTCAGAATCACTTGATGATATGCTGGTCAATGATTTTGAGAAGTATGTTTACTACAATGCCATTGACTGTGGACTTGTGAAACTCATTCACGAAACTTGTAATGCAGTTACTTGTGGTTTGACAACATCATATCTTGGTAAGATTAAAGCCATGGATTGTTTCTCAACAACATATATTCCTGAAAACTTGTTGAGAGAATCTTTTTATAGAGAAAACAAGGTTCTTGGTGTTGATCCATTTGCAAAGAAAAAGACTGGCGAGAAGTATGAAGGTGCTTTCGTGAAACAACCAATTCCTGGACTTCACAAGTATTGTACTTGTAATGACTATGCTTCACTTTATCCATCTTTGATGCGACAATTCAACATTGGCCCAGAAACACTTGTCACACTTCTTCCTGAAAAGGATGAGAAACTTAAACAAGAGTGGAGAGACAAGGGTTACATTGTTTGTGCATCAGGTGCTGTATATCAGAAAGAAGATGGTCACTTGAAGAAAATTATCACTGATCTTTACTTCAAGAGAAAAAAATACAAGAAAACATCATTCAAGTTTACACAGATTTATTATGATTTGAAGGAACTTGTACATAATAATACTTCACCAGATGAGATTGAAGATTATCTTGCAAAGAATGAATTTGAAGGTAGGAAAGCAAGTGAGGTGAATGAAATTATGGAGTATTGCCAAGTTCAGGCTGCTATCTATAATAACTATCAACTTGGTACAAAGGTGGTTATTAATGGTATCTATGGTGCATTTGGTTTCTCTGGATTCTACTTCTACAACCCTCATATTGCAGAATCTGTCACCAAACAAGGTAAGAACGCTATTCTTAATGCTGAAAGACTTATCAATCTCTGGGCAAACAAGATTTGGCAAAAGGATACTAAAACTCATAAGGAAATGGGTATTCAGATTATTGATCATAAACCAATAGATAAAGCAATAAGCGTTTATATTGACACGGATAGCGTGACATCTGATACTTCCATAACTATATCTGATGAAGTTATTTCTGTTGAGACCAGTTCTGGAACTAAAGTTTACAATAAAAATGATATAGTAAAAGTTAATCGAAATGGTGTTGAGATGGAAATATCTGCATCAGATATAAATGAAAATGATTTAATATGTGAAGAAAGTATAAAGAAGATAAATAAGACAAATAAAATTACCATAGAACAACTTTATAATCTTGGTGAAGAAGATATGGGATCAACACTTGCTGGACATGAGAGTGTTGATTGTAAATACAATGTTTTAAATATAAAACAGAATGATGTATCATATTCAGGTAAAGATATTGATTTTGAAAGTTATTATGCTCCAGTATGTAGAGTTATAAGACATAAAGTTTCTAAAGAAAAATGGTTATTATCTGATAGCGAAGGTAATGAAGTTATAGTTACTAATGATCATTCTCTTATGGTTTTGAGAAATGGTAATTTACATAAGATAAAACCATATGATGTTGATAAAGATAGTGATTTTTTAGTTACTATATCTAATGGTGAAATTAAGATTTGTGATATTTTGATATGTGAACAGATTGGAAATTTTGAAGATGAATATGTGTATGATATAGAGATTGATGATGATACACATACTTTTGTTGCCAATAATATTTTAGTTCATAATTCAATTTATACATCTTATGATAAGATTATTAATGTTACAGATTGGTTCCAACATGATGTTTGGAGATTGACAAAGGTTAATATTCAAAATGACCAAAAGGATTTCACTTATGTTTCAAAGGGTGGTTATCCAACAGAGGATGCTGCCAGGAAATATTTCGATGTAGATTCTATTGACACCACAAAGTTCAAGTGGGAAATTGACACAATTGAACCTGAAGGTCGTGAGTTCTGTTTGACAATAAATAGAGTGTTTATGTCAAAGTTCTTGAAGAAGATTCATGAGGACTATGCACAGAAGAATGGAACTCCAAACATTCTTGACTTTGAGTTGGAGGCATATAATGAGGCAGGTATCTGGTTGGCCAAGAAGAAATATATCAAGAATATGACTTGGGCAGAGCCAAATGTGTATTATGATTCTTGTACAAAGATCAAGGCAACAGGTGTTGAGATTGCACAGACTTCAAGTTCTATCTGGGTTAAGAAACAACTTACTGACTTGGTTAAGTGGATTTTCCAGCAAGAAGAGTTTGTTCTTGATAGTTTCGTGAAGAAGGTTGAGGGTGTTAAGCGTCAGTTTATGATCCAGAGTCCTGAAACAATCAGTTTGAATAAGGGTATGAACAAGTATAGTGAATATGTACTTGATGATACAAATGAGATTGAGATGAATGCCAAGGCAATGATTACTGTTCAAGGTGCAGCTTTGTATAACTTTATTCTCAACAACAATGAGAAGTTAAAGAGAAGATATACAACATTGTTTGATGCTGATAAACTTTGTGTGCTTTATATCAAGCCAACAGACAGATATGCTTATTGGAAGAAGGAATCAAGAGTACCGGTTGCAGATGTTTTGAAAAATCCTGATATGTACAAGTTAATCAGTAATACAAAATCTCAAATTGTAAGCAATGGTCGTGTGATTGATTATTATACTGATGTTATGAGTTTGAACAGGTGCTGTGCTTTCAGTTATCCGGCTGGTATGTTCCCAATGGATATGGCATCAAACATTCAGATTGATAAGAATAAGATGTTTGACTTACTGGTGTTAAGTCCAATTAACCGAATCATTCAAGCGATGGGTTATGCACCAATTGATATTAATATGACAACTGAAACTGGGTTGTGGTAAAAAATAATAAAGTTATGAATGAAAGGTGAAAATCTGGTATTTTTTGTTATATTTAATTCAGAAACAATTTTAATAGTTTAATAAGTTTATGAAGAAAGTAATTTTAAAGAATTGTGATGTTAAGGAATTTTCATCACTCATCAAAAGAAGTGCATCACTTGATAACTTGATTTTCATCAGTCTGCACGGTAGTGAGTTCGAGTCAACTGCTTATAACAAGAACAAGTCAGCACTCAAGTCAATTTCAGCAAATCTGGAAGAGTATTGTGATGGTTTCACCAATGAGTTGGGTGACAGTCTGGTTAAGATTCACTTCTCAAATGCAGGTAAGTTGATTTCTGTATTGAATCTTGTAGGTACAGAAGGTGTTGATGTAACATTCTACATTGAAGATGATGGTATGGCAAAGAAAGTTGTTGTTAAGAATAGTGAGGTTAACCTTACAATTCCGGCTGTTGATAAGAACATCCTTTCATTCTTGGAAATTCCTGAACATGCTCGCAAGTCAATATTTGAAGATAAAACAACTCTTCAATACAAGGTTGGTATCAATGAGAATGAGTTCAAGTATTTGACTCAATTGTTTGGACTGAATAAAGAGTCTTGTCGTGTATGTTTTTCAATTTCTGGAGATCATGTCACAGTTTCTGAAATTGAAAGTACAGATGAGAATGTTCGTGAAGAAGTGAACAACATCTTGAAAGATGAGAAGATTGAAGAATTTGACTCTTATGAGAAGTTGTACTCAAAGAAACTTACTTATGATTACTTTGAGAAGACTGATGGCGTAGATGGTTATCTCCGTTGTTTCAACAAGTCTTACTTTGTATGGATTGACTCTGACAAGCACTATGACATTGAGTTCCACACAAACAAAATTAAGTTTATGTCAGTTGATGAAAAGGGAACAAAGACTTATGTAGTACTTACTCCTGTTACATTTGCTTAAAAAGATTTATTAATATAAAACAGAAAGAGAGAGGTTATTACCTCTCTCTTTTTTATTTATCCTTTACTAATCTTACTGACAGTTTACTCTCTTTATCCATAACAGGGTATCTGCCAACTATAAAGTTCTCTGGTGGGAACATTAGATATATGCTTACACAATCATTAGTATATATATTAGCAGTCCATCCTTCTACATTATCAGGAAATTGTATTCCTTTACTTGTTTCATCCCCATTGATATATCCATGGGGATAAAATGTAAGAGATTTACCATTATTTGTGAATATATATTCACCATCCCTGAAATCTTTTTCAAAGTCTTTTAGTTCGTTAACTTCTGAAAGTGTTGGTAATCTCCATTCCGAGTCCTTTAACATATCAGTTACTTCATCAAATGTGAATAAGTAGTTATCACCATCACATAAATCATCATCTGCCCACAAAACAGATGTTCCAATGTCAACTGGTTTCAGTTTTTTTAAATTTACGATCAAATCTTCTTTCCTGATTTCATCAGTAAATTTCTTATTAATTAGATCAACAAATCTACTTTCTTTTAAAGATACACTTAATTTCTTCATATATAGTGAAATATTATATAGATATTTATGTTATTTTTGTTATATTTAATTCTAATATAAAACTGAAAGAGAGAGGTTATTACTTCTTTATTTTTGGTTTATTCTTTACTAATCTTGCTGACAGTAAACTATTTTTATATATAGCATTGTCTTTGTCAATAACAAATGACCCGCGAGCCATTGAATATATGCTTATGCTTATGTAATTATTATTATATTCATGAACATCATTAATCCAGCTAAGTATTACATTATCATCTCCTTGTACAGTTATTTTACTTTGTGGTAGCACATAGATATATCCATGGGGATAAAATGTAAGAGATGTCTCATTTGATGTACCATTTTTTGTGAATATATATTTACCATCCTTGACATCTTTGTTATATTGTTTTAGTTCTTCAACTTCTGAAACTGTTGGTAATCGCCATTTAGATCCCTTCAACATATTAGTTACTTCATCAAATGTGAATAAGTATTTGTCATCAACACATAAGTCATCATCCGCCCATAAAACAGATGTTCCAATGTCAACTGGTTTCAGTCTTTGTAGATTTCCGATTATATCTTCTTTTCTGATTTCATCAGTAAATTTCTTATTAATTAGGTCAACAAATCTACTTTCTTTTAAAGATACACTTAATTTCTTCATATATAGTGAAATATTATATAGATATTTATGTTATTTTGTTATATTTAATTCTAATATAAAACAGAAATAGAGAGGTAATTACCTCTCTATTTTTTTTATTTATCCTTTACTAATCTTGCTGACAGTAAACTAATTCTATATTCAGAATTGCTACTACCAACAGCAAATGACCCGCCGCCATTCATGAAATATGTTTTTATGTAATTATTATTATATTTAGAGACATCAGCAGTCCAACCAACTACTACAACATCCTCTCCTTGCATAGTTTTTTTACTTTGTGGCAGCACTATGATATATCCATGGGGATAAAATATAAGAGATATACCATTATTTGTGAATATATATTTATCATCCCCGAAATATTTTTTATATTTTTTTAGTTCTTCAACTTCTGAAACTGTTGGTAATCTCCATTCAGAGTCCTTTAACATATCAGTTACTTCATCAAATGTGAATAAGTATTTGTTATTAACACATAAGTCATCATTTGCCCACAAAACAGATGTTCCAATGTCAACTGGTTCCAGTCTTTGTAGATTTATATCTTCTTTCCTGATTTCACCAGTAAATTTCTTATTAATTAGATCAACAAATCTACTTTCTTTTAAAGAAACACTTAATTTCTTCATACTTTAAACCAATTTTGTGTATATTTATAATATTCTTTAATGTTATTGAGATTGTTAATATTAAGTGGTATAGCAATATTACAACCATTTCCAGCATAACTCCAAACTATAAAATCTTCATCTTCTAACTCTGGATATTTATATATAATATCATTTTTGAACACCAATATATAATCCGTATCATCAGTTTCTTCTAGATTACAATTATATACAGTATTTTCATCAATAAGAAGTAAATGATAATCTCCTGTATATTCATCCGCACGTAGGTAAGAATTTGAGTCATCTCCTTTAACATATGAATTATTGTTAGGAATATATTCAAGTAGTTCGCCATTCTCCTTTAGTTTTTCTGAAATACTTCTACATATTTCATTATAATCAGATTCATCATAAATTTCAAAATAATCTGCGAGTTCATCTTCACATTCACTATAAGGTGCAAATTCACACATTAAACTTGTTCCATATTTACCTTCATAAACAAGATATTTATATGGTATCTTAAAGTTTTTTAAATCTTCAAAATTTACATTTTCAGGTTTTCCTATATAAACTTTTAAATCAGAGTCATTAAGAAATATGTCTTCTATTAGATCATCATACTTACTTTCTGGATTTTTTAGGAATATCTCTGTGTTCAGACAAGTCTTTACTTTTTTACCATCTTCTTTCCTTCGTTCATCAGTAAATTTCTTATTAATTAGGTCAACAAATCTACTTTCTTTTAAAGATACACTTAATTTCTTCATATATAGTTAAATATTATATAGATATTTATGTTATTTTGTTATATTTAATTCAGATGCTTAAAAAGATTTATTAATATAAAACTGAAAGAGAGAGGTTATTACCTCTCTCTTTTTTTTATTTATCCTTTACTAATCTTACTGACAGTAAACTATTTTTATTCATAATAGGAAATGCGTCAACAGGAAATTCATCTGGGTCCATTACATACATTCTCATATAATCATTAATAGCTACATCAGCAGTCCAGCCAACTACTACAACATCCTCTCCTTGTTCAGTTTTTCCACTTGGTAACACATTGATATATCCATGTGGATAAAATGTAAGAGATGTACCCTTTTTTGTGAATATATATTTACCATCCCTGAAATATTTTTTATGTCTTTTTAGTTTTCTAACTTCTGAAACTGTTGGTAATCTCCATTCTGAGTCCTTTAATATATTAGTTACTTCATCAAATGTGAATAAGTAGTTACCACCTTCACATAAGTCATTATCTGCCCACAAAACAGATGTTCCAATGTCAATTGGTTTCAGTCTTTGTAGATTTATTTCTTCTTTTCTAGTTTCACGAGTAAATTTCTTATTAATTAGATCAACAAATCTACTTTCTTTTAAAGACTCACTTAATTTTTTCATATATAGTAAAATATCATATAGATATTTATGTTATTTTGTTATATTTAATTCAGATGCTTAAAAAGATTTATTAATATAAAACTGAAAGAGAGAGGTTATTACCTCTCTCTTTTTTTTATTTATCCTTTACTAATCTTACTG